GTGGAATTCCGGAACTGCCCGGCAGCGGTAAGTGGAAACGAACGCCGTCATCAAGCACTGGCTGACATTGAGATGCGTCTCAATCAGGTTGGGAAGCGATGGCTAGTAGGTGCAGGTGGAACTCCAGGGTTCACCCGCAAGTCCGCAAGTCCGAAGACCTGCCAGCGACTGAGCAAATCGGAGTTCCAGGAGATCGACGGTCGGATACTGTCGGGCCGGTTTGCTTATCTGTCGAACCTTCTCGGGAAAGGTTGGTCGGGGATGTTGCTGGCTTCATTCTGCGCGCTGGACATGGCTTCGGGCCGCTGGTCCGAATTGATCCTCTTGGTCATGTTCTTCGATTCTTGTGCGCACATGGGCTCCTCGATTCACCGCTCCCCTGCTGCGTTGGGCATGTCGCCAGATCCGCATCGGTGAGATGTGGAAGGGAGTTCAGGTTGATGTTACTTGCACCGCACGAATGGGTGGTCCGCAAACGCGATGGTCGTAGCGTTCCGTTTGAGCAGATCCGTATTCAAAATGCGATCACAAATGCTTTCCGGGCAGAATTGAATCTGGCGGAAGGTCAACCGCTTGAGTCTGATGTTGTCCGGGAAATCACCAGCATCGTGCAATCGGTAGCGGGCGAGATTGCCCCACTGGCTGGCCAGTCGCATGGCGTGGATGTGGAACGGATTCAGGATCTTGTCGAAATGGGGTTGATGGCCCGGGGCCATTATCGGGCGGCCCGGCGTTACATTATTTATCGTGCCGAACATGCTAAAATGCGGGCCTTGCGCGGCGAAACTGTTGTTGTGGCCGAGCCCGCGTCTTTGCATGTCGTACTCAATGATGGCACACGCGTTCCGTTCGATCCCCGCCGGGCCCGCAAACGTATCGCTGAAGCGGCGCAGGGAGTCGAAGAGTTTGTTGACGTGGACGAACTGACCGACGAAGTGCTTCGTTCCGTTTTCGACGGTATTTCTATTAAAGAAATTTATCGCGCCCAGATCTTGGCGGCCCGCTCGCGGATTGAACGCGATCCAGCCTTCGATATCGTCGCTTCGCGGTTAATGCTTAATATTATCTATCAGGAAGCGCTGGGTGAAACTCCCGATGCAAAATCGCTTTCACGTCTGCATCAGGACCAGTTCGAACATTATATCATCGACGGCATTCGTGCCGGCCGTTTATCTGCCGAACTGAAGAATTTCGATCTTATGAAATTGGCAGCCGCCATGCAGCCGGAACGAGATCGCCAGTTTCGCTATCTGGGTGTGCAGGCAATTTATGATCGCTATCTGCTACACGTGGATGGAAGGCGAATTGAAACACCGCAGTACTTCTGGATGCGCGTCGCCATGGGGCTGGCCCTGAATGAAGTACAACGGGAAGAACGGACCATCGAATTTTATGAAGTGCTGTCAAGTTTTCGATTCACTTCAGCCACCCCCACGCTGTTCAATTCGGGAACGCCACACCCGCAGTTGAGTTCGTGTTATCTGAGCACTGTCAGTGACGATCTCAGCCACATTTTCAAGGTCATCGCCGACAATGCCATGCTTTCCAAATGGGCGGGCGGGCTGGGAAATGACTGGACGAATATTCGCGCGACGAATTCTCATATCCATGGCACAAATGGAAAAAGCCAGGGCGTTATTCCGTTTCTCAAGGTGGTTAACGATGCTGCTGTTGCTGTGAATCAAGGGGGCAAACGCAAGGGAGCGGTCTGCAGTTATCTCGAAACATGGCATCTCGACATCGAAGAATTTCTCGACCTGCGAAAGAACACGGGGGACGATCGCCGGCGGACGCATGACATGCACACCGCCAACTGGATTCCCGACCTGTTTATGAAACGAGTGCGACAGAACGGGCAATGGACGCTCTTCAGCCCAAATGAAGTGAGTGACTTACACGATCTATATGGCCGCGAGTTCGAAGCTCGTTATTTATATTATGAACAACTGGCGGAAGAAGGAGAGATCGAGCAGTTTCGGAAAGTCTCTGCGGCCGAACTCTGGCGGAAGATGCTGACGCGACTTTTCGAGACAGGGCATCCCTGGGTCACGTTTAAGGACCCCTCAAACATACGTTCACCGCAAGACCATGTCGGAGTGGTTCATAGTAGTAATCTCTGCACGGAAATCCTGCTGAATACGTCCGAGGAAGAGACTGCTGTCTGTAACCTGGGCTCGATCAATCTGGCGAGACATCTTAACGACGACGGGCTGGACCTGAGACAGCTGCAATCGACGATTCATGTTGCTTTACGGATGCTCGATAATGTGATCGATATTAACTATTATCCGACGGCGGAAGCGGCCCATTCCAACCAGCGGCATCGTCCGATTGGCATGGGGCTAATGGGATTTCATGATGCTCTCTGCTTGCTCGGCATGAGCTATGCCAGCCAGGAGGCTGTCGAATTCGCTGATCGCAGCATGGAAGCAATTTCATACTTCGCGATTCTCGCATCTGCGGAACTGGCACAAGAACGCGGAACATATGAGAGCTACCCGGGATCGAAATGGGATCGGGGATTGCTGCCGATGGACACGCTGCAGATGCTGGAAGAGGAACGGGGCGAAACCGTGCCGGTGGATCGATCCGCGACACTGGACTGGGACAAGGTACGAGATGCCGTGTCACAGTTCGGCATGCGGCATAGCAACGTTTTAGCAATCGCCCCGACAGCCACCATTTCCACCATCATTGGCGTCTCGCAGTCCATCGAACCGGCATATAAATATCTTTATGCTAAAAGTAATCTATCCGGTGAATTCACTCAGGTGAGTGAAACACTCGTTGCTGAACTTAAACACCGAGGGTTGTGGGACACCCAGATGCTGGATGAGCTCAAATACTATGACGGCTCCCTACAGAATATTGGTCGGATTCCGCTTGATATAAGACAGCGATTTCTAACGGCCTTCGAGATCGATCCCAAATGGCTGATCGAGTGCGCTGCCCGTCGCCAGAAATGGATCGATCAAGGGCAATCGTTAAATCTTTATCTGGCCGAACCCAGCGGGCGGAAGATGCACGATATGTATCTGCTCGCCTGGCAGAAAGGGCTCAAGACCACATATTACCTGCGTACACTGGCAGCCACTCAAGTCGAGAAATCGACACTCGATGTAAACCGCTTCGGCGTGCAGCCGAAATGGATGAAGAACCGGAGCGCCTCCAGCGACGTCGAAATTCGCCGCGATAGTGAGCCGGAACTTGTTCAACAAGCCTGCCGACTGGATGATCCGACCTGCGAATCCTGCCAGTAAAGAACAGCTTTTCGAAGATCCTCAGCGGATTTCAAAACTTGTCACAACAAAATGTCAATAATTAAAAAGATCAACAATTAAAAAAGATCGATAATAATGACAATTCTAAATATGTATCCTGATGCAATGAAATCCATCGAATCTGAAACATCCTTTACGAATGCTTCCGATGGGATGGCAGGTCGAATTCGTGTTGGCGATAAGCGACTGATCAATTGCCATCAGGTCGATGTGAATCAGCTGATGCCGCTCAAATATCAATGGGCCTGGGAGCATTATCTGAACGGTTGTGCGAATCACTGGATGCCGACCGAAGTTCCGATGCACAAAGATATTGAAACCTGGAAGTCGAGCAAATTAACAGATGATGAACGCCGCGTGATTCTGAGAAACCTCGGGTTCTTTTCTACAGCCGAGAGCCTTGTCGGCAATAATCTCGTGCTGGCGATTTTCCGGCATGTGACAAACGCGGAATGCCGTCAGTACCTGTTACGCCAGGCTTTTGAAGAAGCAGTCCATTCACACACATTCCTGTATGTGGTGGAAAGCCTGGGGCTCAACGAAGGGGAAGTCTTTAATATGTATCACGAAGTTCCTGCCATCGCCCGTAAGGACAAACTGGAAATGGAGCTGACGGCTGAAATCCTCGATACAAATTTCTCGACCGATACGTTTGAGGGAGCCCAGATGTTCCTGAAGAACCTGATTGGTTATTACCTGATCATGGAAGGAATCTTCTTTTATACCGGGTTCGTGATGGTGCTCTCGTTCCATCGCCGCAATCTGATGACCGGCATCGGCGAGCAGTTTCAGTACATCCTTCGTGATGAAACGATTCACCTGAACTTCGGTATTGACCTGATCAACGGCATTCATAACGAAAATCCGGAGTTATGGACGCCGGATTTTCAACAGGCCATGATTGATCGGGTGCGGCAGGCTGTCGAACTGGAAATTGAATATGCCTGGGACGTTCTGCCGCGTGGCATCCTCGGCCTGAATGCCGACCTGTTCCGCGACTACGTGCAGTTCATCGCGGATCGCAGGCTGGAACGGATCGGCCTGCCGACACAATATGGATCGTCGAACCCGTTTCCGTGGATGAGTGAAACGATTGATCTCTCGAAGGAAAAGAATTTCTTCGAAACCCGCGTCACGGAGTACCAGAGTGCGTCCACGTTGAGTTGGGACTGATCAGGGCTCCAGCAGCTTGTTGAAAATGGCACAGACAGAAATGTCTGTGCCGCCAGAAGCTTCTGGATCATTAAAGAAGTGGGCCGGACATTTCTGTCTGGCCGGGATTCCATGGTTTTTCACAGGCGCCTCGTGCCTCGTCTACTCTAAAATTTGGGGTAGGCCTGAACGCAAAGTCCGACAACGGAGGACGTTTCGCGATCACGCATCCCAAATCCAAGCCCTGACAGGGCTCTAGCCGATTTCCACAACCATGGCGGTTGCATTGTCACGGCCATCCGCAGTCACAGAGGCTTCCACAATGCGCTGCGCGGAGGTCAGCATGCGCTGATCGGGGGTGGGAATCCGGATCAGGTCTTCCAGTGCATGTTCCCAGAGTCCTTCAGTGACTCCATCCGTGCACAGCAGCAATCGATCACCCGGACCAACTTTGATTTCTCCAATTTGTGGAACAACATATCGGTTGCCTGCCCCCAGTGCCTGTGACAGCACATTCTTGCGGGGATGATGTCGAGCTTCCCGTTCGTTCAGTTCACCGGCACGACGTAACCAGCCCACGTGTGTATCATCATGGGAAATCTGTTTCATACCCCCGCCACGAGGCAGATGATAAATCCGGCTGTCCCCGATATGACCAAAGTAAAACCGGTCCTGGATGAACCAGACCAGGCTGAGCGTGGCCCCCATATTACGGCCTTCTTCATAGCTGTTGCCGAGGACCGTCAATTGACGATGAATGCCCAGAAAGAGTTCACGCAAACAATCGCGAATTCCGGCAGACTGATTCTTGAGTTTCAGGCTGAACCGCTGCCCCATCAGACGGGTGATATTATCAATCGCGAATTTACTGGCAAACTCGCCGGACCGCTCCCCCCCCATGCCGTCGCTGACAGCAAAGACATAATCGAAATCCGTTAACGGAACTTCTCCATGACTGGCCAGGTAGATGAATTCTTCCCGGTTGAAAGCAACTCCCAGAAATTCATCTTCGTTGTTGGCCCGGAACCGTCCGATGTGTCGAAAGCCGGACCAGCTCATGGAGGCCAGTGCCGGTGTTTCCAGAAACTCATCCAGGTTAATGGGAGCGGTTGCCGGTTCCGGTGATGGAGGAGCCCCGACAGCTGGATCGAGGATCGTAGCGAATTCAAAATCGATCAGACAAAATCGACCGTCCCGGGCACGATAGGTCACGTTCCTCAGATAGGGATCGTCGTGCCGCACGCCATAGGTTTCCAGTTCTGCGAAAAGTGCTTTGAGCCTGGCATCGTCCAGTTGATCGACTCTGGCGCCGCAATTGGTCGTCACCAGTTCGAGTTTATCCGGGTCGTAGCTCAGTACGCGGGGAACGAAATCGCACTCTCGGCTTTCCAGATATTGCAACACCCGGAGTTCATTTTCAAACCGCTGTTGTGCGTTCTGATGCCGGAAGTATTTATGAACGGTGCCATCATAGCCAATTTTGACCATCGCCCGGGCAGTGTTCTTGGCCTCTTCCATCAACTCACCTTCAAAGATCTGGACCAGGACGCCCGCACACCGGCTGGGCCGCGTTCCAGGGTGCGGCGAGCAACATTTCACAAGACGAAATTTGCACGGGGGCAGGTCCAGGCGTTCCCGATTCTATCATGCCCATGATCCATCGGGCAGCGAAACGAGCAATCGTATGAAGAGGCGGGCCTCCATACCCGAAATGGGATCATACTGTCCTTCCACATTTGATCGAGTGGAGAAAAGGGTTCGGAGGTCAGCAGTCGGAGGTCAGCAGCCTTTTCAGGAGACAGGGAAAAAGCCTGCAAGTCGTTGCGTTTTCTGACCTCTGATCTTCGCCCCCTCTCTTCAACCGGCTGCGAGCGCATTACTCCCGCATCGACCGCGTTCCACCATGCGGCAGAGCTTTCGTTTTACTGAAAATGGCATGGGAGTGCGAGGCTCCTGTCGAGCCGCAAACGAAGGAAAGCATGATCACTTATGCGGCTCAGCAGGAGCTTCGCCTTCTCGGAAGTTGCCCATTTTGAAACAGGCAAAACCCTGACCACGCGGCGAGTCGCCTTTCATCAATCGAAACGCGAACGCTGCGCGGGCCAGAGTAACTCAACTTGCTCTAAACCTCCGGGACCATGCGGAGCGTCTGGGCCAATCGGGCCACAATCATATATGGGTCCGCCTGCGAATTTGGACGGCGATCTTCCAGATAACCTCGATAGGCATCATCTTTGACAAACGCGAGCGGCACCCGCACGGAGGCTCCCCGATTGGCGACACCATAATTGAACTTGTCAATGGACTGCGTCTCATGCAGGCCGGTCAGTCGCAGATGATTATCTGGACCATAGGCAGCGATGTGTTCATTCTTATACTTGTCGAATGTTTCCATCAACTTCTCGAAGTAGGCACGTCCCCCTTTTTCTCGCATAAATTTCGTGGAGAAATTTGTGTGCATTCCTGAGCCGTTCCAGTCTCCCTTGATCGGCTTGCAATGGAATTCGATGTCCAGACCATATTTCTCTGCCAGGCGGAGCAACATGTACCGGGCCACCCACATGTCATCGCCAATTTTGCGGGCTCCTTTGGCGAAGACCTGAAATTCCCATTGGCCCTTGGCGACTTCCGCGTTGATTCCTTCCAGATTGATCCCCGCAGCACGAACCACGTCGATATGCTCTTCTGCAACGGCTCGGGCAGTATCTCCCATGAATTTGTACCCGACACCGGTATAATACTGCCCTTGTGGAGCAGGATAGCCGGCGTCCGGAAATCCTAGCGGCTTCCCCTCTCTCCAGAAGAAATATTCCTGTTCCAGGCCGACCCACAGGTCTGGATCGTCTGGGATTCCAGCACGATGATTGGTGGGATGCGGCTCGCCATTGGGCAGCAACACTTCATTCATCACCAGAAAGCCGTTCTTGCGGGTACAGTCCGGGTAGAACGCCACAGGCTTGAGCAAACAGTCCGAACTGTGCCCTTCCGCCTGCATGGTGGAACTGCCATCAAACCCCCACATCGGAAGATCTTCCAGCGATTCCGGGGCCGATTCGACAATCTTCGTCTTGCTGCGAAGATTGGCCACGGGCTTATAACCGTCCAGCCAAATGTATTCCAACTTATACGTAGGCAAACTCATTTCAGTGCAACTCCAGCAAAATTGAGGTAGGCAAAGCGGCAGTAGTGTTCTAAGTGAGCAATGTTGTGGCAGCACGTCGGAAACACTTGCGAATCCACGTCGACACGCTGCTACGGCAGACTGATCTGATCACTGGAAGGGGATGGTGTTCGAGATCCTTCCATCAAATCGTCACGAACAATTTCTTGAAATCAAGCCATTCCTTCTGTCAGACAGTGCCAGTTTTCAAGGCAATTTCGCCTGAAAATCACGCACTCTCCAATGGAGAGAGTTTGAGTTTCCCGAAGAAATCGTCGTTTTTCTGCTGCTCTACTTAGGAAAAGCACTACTAAGGCAAACGTAATGCCAGTTTGACCAGTGGTCTGACCATCTTGTTCTGATGGATGTTCGAGTATTGCCCGCACGGTCGTGGCCGTGCTCGCGGCAAGTTTCTGGTCCGCTCATCCCAAGAATGCTGCAACACTGATGAATTTGGGTCTGCCTGCGTCAGCTTCATTAAATTATCGTCATGAACATGAATTTTCTATGCTGAATGTTCACTCCCCATGATTCATCATTTCCCTGGAGCCTCCGTTTGCATTCTGAGTACCAGGCAATTTGCGATCTGTACTGGAAACGTTTTGACATTTCACTTGCTGCGAGGATTTCGAGGTGCCTGGATCACTTCCGTCAGACTCTCAGCCACCCTGAATTCGCAACTGCAATTCAGCACTCATGATGAACACTGAAATGCTCCCCCTGAATGCTGTCCAGAATATTGAGAATCTGTCAGAATGACGCGAAGCCAGTCGACCTCCCCAACTTCTGTCCCAGGGAAGAAAGAGATGTGTAAAATGTTCTCATTCACAATGGCCAGGAGAAACTGCCGATTCTTCTGTCTGTCTCTCATTCTGGCAGCATGCCGATCCGGACTCGCAGCCGATCCCATTCCGTTCGAAGTGAAGGTTTTAACCGTCGACCTGAATGAAGCCTGTGACATCGCAGATTTCGATGGCGATGGCAAATTGGATGTTGTGGCGGGTCGCAACTGGTATCACAACCCGGATTGGCTGCCCCGTCCGGTGCGAAGCATTGAAGACAATGCCGGTTATGTGCATTCCAATTGTGACTTTGCTTATGACGTGAATCAGGATGGTCGTCCAGATGTCATCTCGGGCGATTTCTTTACGACCGCCGTGTATTGGTATGAAAATCCCGGGGCAGATCATCTGCTGCAGGGCGTGCTGTGGAAAAAACATCTGCTGGTAGAGACCGGAATTGGTTCCAATGAAGGAACCTTGATGGCCGACTTAAACGGCGATGGCAAACCTGAATGGCTGACCAACTCCTGGATCGATACCAATCCTGTGATTGCCTGGGAATTGGTCACAGCCGCCGCTGGACCAACATTAAAACGACACCTGTTGTCCGAAAAGGGACAAATGCACGGCTTTGGAGTTGGAGACATCAACAATGATGGCCGGGTCGATCTCCTGACCGGAGCGGGCTGGCTGGAACACCCTGCAGAAGGGGGACTTGAAGGAGTCTGGAAATTCCATGCAGACTGGTCCCAGCCCTTAAGTGTTCCCGTACTGGTGCGGGATCTCAATGGAGATGGACGCAATGATGTGATTGTTGGAAACCCGCATGACTACGGACTGTTTATCTGGTTTGCAGAACCCCCCGAAGAAAATGGAAAGTTGAAATTCCGCAAGGAGCTGGTCGACAAATCTTATTCGCAACTGCACTGCCTGCACCTGGCCGATCTGGACGGAGATGGCCAGCCGGAACTGCTGACCGGTAAACGGGTGCGAGCCCACAACGGAGGCGATCCCGGAGCAGCGGAATCACCAATTATCTGCTATTACAAAATTGATGCAGCCGGGAAGTTGACCCGCTTTGTGATCAATGAAGGGCTTGTTGGAATCGGCCTGCAGATTCGCACTGCTGACCTGGATGGCGATGGAGACATGGATATCGTTGTTGCAGGCAAAGATGGTACACAGATCCTGTTCAACAAGTTAAAAACTGAGTGACCAAACAGGCTAGATCGCATCAACCCCGCATAGACAGCGTTCCGCCACGCAACAAGCAGTCTTTCACCAGTCGAAACGCGCGCTGCGCGGGCCCAGGCCAGAGCAACTTGCTCTAGTTGCTGTCATCTTGAAGCAAGTTGCCCTCGGCTCGACTCACACGGTGCATCGTTCTCATCTTGCCTGACGAGAAAACGATTCGCCATGTCGCGGAACAAGGTCCATATGCGCCGAATCGTCTTGACTCATCTGCGACCAGCATGAGAAATAAAGGAAATCCCGGATACGGTTTCACGGACTTGCCAGATGATTTTGAACGTGTAGACTTATCCATCTCCTGTCCCCGCGAGATTTGCGGTTCAGGGGGAATCAACGGTTCTCGGCGGTCGCCGGCGAGCGCCGTTTTTCTGAGAAATCGGGTTTCCGGAAGCCAATCTGAGTGTCAATACTTTGTGTGTCAACACTTTGTGAAGTTCCGGCCAATTCAGCGGGCTTCTCCACAGAATTCCTGCGGTTTGGCGGTGTAGCTCAGTCGGTTAGAGCAGCGGAATCATAATCCGCGTGTCGGGGGTTCGAATCCCTCCACCGCTATTTTCTTTTTTTTGAGGGCAAATGAAACCCCAACTGGAAAAGAACTTATGAGCCGCGAGGTTCGGTCTGAGTGGACCGGATCACGCGGTTCTTGTTGCTTTTCGACTGTCCAATTGTTTCGCTGTTCGAAATGCCGATGATGGAGGCATGGATGAAATGATTTTACAAAAGCGATTTACTGCCCGCGTTCTGGAACGTTTAGACCAGCTAAGCTGGAACAGAGCGCGTCTTGCACGCGAAATGGGGGTGCAACCTCCTTATCTGTCAAATTACCTGAACGGGCGGTTCTCACCTGGGCTCGACGTTGTCGAAAAGTTTGCGAATGCATTGCAGATTGACGCTGGAGAACTGCTGCAGGAACACTCTCTTCACGAACATGTGTGAACTCTGAAGCCGGCGGATCGCTTGCCGGCTTCAGAATTCCAATTTCTCTTTTCTCTGGACTGAATGGCGTGGGCAAAGAAAAAAAGAAGAAAAACGCTCTGGTTCAAGGTTGCATGACAATGCTTGCGTTGTCGCTGTTCGGGATTGCGGGATGCATCTATCTGTTGGAATCGTCCTTGAAAGATCGTCGGCCTGCCCATTCGGTTCATGCAACATCTCCAATTATTGAAGAGCCACAGCCACAAGTTGTGAATGTTAACCAGACCAAAGAGATTTCAGATGCCCAGATGCAACCTAAGGAGATTTCTCCTGAAGAGCGACTGGTTGAAAACATTCGGAAGTCGCTGACCGCTTCGAACAGAGGCCGTGAGCGAATTTCCGTGGCAATAGTTGAAGACTTCGTGAAAGTTCAGTTTTCCATCAATGACAACCTTACTGAAAGCATGATCAAGATTGGGGCACAGAGAGATATAGTGGACCTCCTCAAGGCTGCAATAGATTCAGGATCGGACTTTCGGGAAATCCGGATCGTCGGAACATTCCCTCTTGTGGACGTCTATGGAAACTCGCAGGAGTCTCGAATTCTGGATGTCGTCTATTCCAGTGACAATCTCAAACGAGTGAACTGGAAGAACTTTCAACGCGAAAACATCTATAAAATCGCGGACAAGCAGTCCAAGGTTCCATGAGAATCAAATTTATGAGTTGATGGTGTGAGGCCTCAAAAGCCGCGAGCAAATTGTTCGCGGCTTTTTTTGTGCGCGCACTTGCTCTGAGAGACTTGACATAGTTAGAGGATTCTCTAACATCATCTTCGTTCGAGAAATGAAGTTCAACAAACTTGCGTTTCCCGGATGTCTGATACGAGCCGTGCGGATCGCATGAATTGCACAGTAGCGGATGGGTTTCCGCCTGTCATGTGATTGCCGGTTTTTAGTCTTGGCACACGTACACATTCGGAGCATGAATGATGGTACGACAGAAGTCGGGCGCTGGTCACGGGGTGATCAGTCATGGAGGCGGGATCGTTCCGCTCACGCAGCTGCAGCAGGCGCGAAGGAGGTCGATGGAGTGTCGCGCGGTGCTGGCAATCGCAGACCATCGACATGACCACGGTTTCACTCCATTGCACACTTTCCCTCGACTCCGCTCAGTTGCTCGCGCTGACGCAACCCGCAAGACTGTCTCTGCAGGGGACTCATGTGGCCCGGCTCCCATTCACATCTTCGGAGGGCGGACCCGCTCTCAGGCTGTTCAATCCGTTCAACGAACCTCAATCGGCAGCGTCCGGTGGATCGGTTCCACCGAGCACGCCGGTGCTCACGCTGCCGGCAGCTCCCGAGCCGGAGCCGGACAGCCTCGATCTCGAACAAGCCTGGCAAACGCTCCTGAAGCCGGAACTGGCGAGCAAGAGGTCCATTGTAACGCTGAGAGAGTACGAAACACATCTCCGCAGGTGGCACGAATTCTGCGATTCCCAGGTCGACGAGCCATCAGATCAACATCCGGAAGGGATGCCGGATTCCGGGGGCGAGTGCCGGATGCACTATCCGGCACTCGCCAAAATCACCCGGGCCGATCTGCTCGGTTTCCGCGGCTGGCTCGCAAATCACGACGACGATTTCTCGAATCGGACGGTCAACAAGCATCTTGGATCGCTCACGGCGATCGGCGAATGCGCTGTGCTGCACGAGAAAATCGAGAGCTTTCCGAAGCTGCCACCGCTGCCCGCCATCAAGGCGGGACGGAAGCTGCATCTCTCCTACGACGAAGCGGATGCCCTCAAGCGGGCCTGCCAGGTGGCGACCTGGCCACACGATCTGGAGTTTCCCGCTCCGCTTTATTGGGAAGCGTTGACGGTCGGGTACTGCGTCTATGGGTTCCGCACTCAGGAACAGGTCAAGCAGATCTCGCGGATGACGTCGCTTACCTGGGAGAACATTCGCGACGATCTGGAGACGCCACATCCCGACGGCAAAGCCCAGAACGACCATGGCTGGATCTGTTACACGCCCCAAAAGCAACGGGGCCGCAAGCCCGAACCGCTGGTCTTACCGATTGTGGCAGCGTATCGCCGGCATCTCGACGCCATTCGTCCGCTGGATCCCGATCCGTCCGATCTTGTCTTTCCATTCCCGCTGTCCTCTCGGTCGTTCTATCCGCAATGGAACGCGATTTTGGAAGCGGCCGGAGTAAAACCCAAAGCGGGACTCGACGGCACTCGACCGGAATATCAGATCAAACATCTGCGGAAGACAGCCACGCGCTGGCTGAACGACCACGGTTCCACCATCGGGATGCCGGGCATCGGCGATCATGTGACCGGGCATGCAGCCGACCGCTCACCCGATCGGGAAGTGCAGAGCAAGGTCACGCAAGTGCATTACGACTTCGCCGAGTCGCGGGTGTTGCGAGCGCTCACCACATTGCCGCTGCCGGACTCATTTGCCGGACCGCTTTGGTCTGGTCCTCGGCAACAACGGTTGTTCTGAGATCGGCGTCCGTTCTTTTTGCATCCTTCCGCCGGGCGTGTGCCCCGGCATCCGCAGCGGCCTGGTTGTGTTGCCTCCCAGTGCGCAGCCAGGCCGCTTTTCGACTTTCACGGAGATTGATTCATGACGTGCTGTTATCGAAAAAAACTGGTCCGCGAAATCGTCTCCCTGCGTGAACGCACGGCGGCGAAGCGGCGACTGCACCGATCCTATTCCGGCGATGAGCGGATTGCCCGCTGCAACGATCTGTTGCGACGTCTGCGCCGCTGAAGAGTTTTCCAATCCCTGTACCATTTTCTCCGGTGAAGGCCACTTCCAATGCACAATGTCTCCTCACTACCCACGTTTTGTGACGTCGAACTCAGTGAATCACGAGCCCGCTTTGATCGACTGGTGATGAGTTTTCCAACCTTGCGCGGTTGTCCCGGCACGATGCCCTGGAATGCCGGACGGTTTGCCGCCTGGGCAAGCGGCTGCGATACCCGCGCTCAGCGCAATGCGGCGCAGTTCGTCCTCTCAGTCTGGAACGGCAGTACTCCCGACGATGCCTGGTGGTGTGAAGATCCGCTGGAGGTGGGCCGGTTCGATCCGGTGGATGCGCTGGCTTACTGGGATCAGATGCACCGGGCCGCGTTCCTGCGGTGGTGTGAAGATCCGTTCTGGCCGTGATCGATCGGTGATCACGCAAGAAATCAGATGTCGATGTCAAGGGAGTGTGTCATGAGTTGCCAGTGTTTTTTTTTACCAAATGGACAGATTGCCGTGTTGTGTGAAGCATGCCGCCGGCGGCAATGCCGCGAACAGGCGAAGCGAGTCACCAATGGTTGTCAGTCGCCGCTCCGAAAGTCTTTGAACGTGATTCGACGCTCCAAGCCCCACGAACTGTGAGTTCGATATGAAATCTCAAAAACCACAAGTTCTCAAGACGCTCGACCAGCTCCGTGCGGCTTTGCGTGAGTTGATTGATGAAAGCGAAGACGTTTCCTGCGAAGCGTGCAAGCATGTTTGCACCACTCACAAGCTGGGCAGCCGATCCGTATCGGTTTCTTATTCCGGTGCAATTTACTGGTTTCTCAGCGAGAAGCGCGGAGGAATCCTCGGGGTTCACCAAGCGGCCAAGACCATTCCGGAGGTCTATAACAGATGCCGCATCGCGCTGATGCACGAACTGGAAGAGCGCGGTCGAGCCCGCCGAATTGAGGCGGAGCGATCAGCGCGGCCTCGGCTTACTCCTCCGCCACCCAAATGCTTGGAGTATCAGCCATGACTACCATTGACGCCGTTTTGTTGTTTCTTGTGGTTTGCCTGATTGTTGATCGAGTTCGACTTGCGGGCCAGATTGCGTGGTGGCACCTGGAAGACAGCCGACGCCGGATCTATGGAGATGACGATGAGTGAAACCTATCGCGAACCGGAGACTCGCGAGGAATGGCAGGATGCCGCAGACATCGCACACGCCTGTCTGTGCCTGCATGCGGCGAAGCCTTACGGGGTGATCATTGCCGGCCCAGGAGTCAATGTGGATCGCTGTTCAGATCTGCTGGCCCGCGCGGCGGATCAAGGAATCTGGCCTCGATCAGACTCCTTCGATCGTTGGAGCGAACTCATCCAGGAGCACGCCCGGGAGGAGGGCAAGGCATGACGCCCGATGACCGTCGCCAGTTCCTGGAATCACGTGACTTTATCGTCGCGAAAAAACCATTCCCCGGATCGAGTGGACCTCTGTGGTTTGCTCAAGAGCCAGCACTGTCTCCGGTCGCAAACAAGGATCGCTTCGGACCACACAACTTGCTCATTGACCTGACTACAGGCCGATGGCAGCGGTGGGGACAAGCGACTTGGTCGCCCTGGGATCGCGGTCCCTGGCACGAACAAGTCGAAATAGAGCAGGACGAACCGAGCGGACAGCAGACATCGACGGATCAGTCTGTTGCCCTCTCTGTTCGCCCGACGGGGACGGCATTCATACACGCCGGCCCTGTGAAGGAACGCCCTTACATTTTGGTGCCGAAAGTTACTGACGATGGCCGCCAGGTTGAATCGATCTGGCATCCGAATGCAGCGCAGTTTTATGTCGACTGCGTGGAACGCGCGGGGTTCGTGATCACAGATCCGGGCCCCGATCAGTTGCTTGATGGATTTCGCGATCTGGCATCGCGCTGGGCCGTGCGCGATGGAGTTAAATACTTACTGATCGCGCAGACCAATGTGATTTCAATTCTTGGTCCGGGGCTTCGGGAATATTCGCTGGATGATTTCCTGAATCCGGAACCAACTCCTAGACCCGTTTTATCAACTCCTCGCCGCGAACTATCGGCGATAAAAGTTACTGTCCAAAGCAGCGGAAACACGCTGCAGAAAGGTTTGTTTTAATGTGTCAAAAATGCATGCAAGATGCCGTGATGCTTAATGAAATCCTCACGGAAGCGTTGGGGCTCATGATGTTCACGCAGACGGTGACTGACATAGTTCGTCACCGGGGCAATGCTGAATCCCGCAGGCAGCGAATTCAGGAGATTGCCCACCAGTGGCTGGAGGAGATCCGAGCTGACGGAACGGCCTACGCGCAGCAGATCGCGGTGAAGCTATTACAGAAGCACGCGGAGTGGACCAGCAAAGAACTGGAGGGCATCACGCTGGCGCCGAACCACAACTGAAAACACTGGGAGCACGGCGTGTGAGATTCGAGAACTCACTGCAATGCGAGGACGCAACTCTCGATGGGAGCTGACGAGATGGAAACCGGACCCTGCATACGATCAACAGATCGTCGTCCGAGGGCAGGAGGTACCAATGCTCGGCAGTGATATCACCCTCATCAATGAATGACGCCTCGACGTAGGAAAGACGGCAACGAAACCTGCTTGGCCCCGTTGAAACGGAATGGGGCATTTTACTAACTCGCGATTAGAAATGAGGTATCGATTACGAAAAGCCTTGGACACATTGCTTATGACGCCTATTGCGAAAGCAGCGAAGGCAAGTCGCTTGTCAGTGGGGCGCCGCTGCCGCCATGGAGCGAGCTGAGCAAGCCAATTCGGATTGCATGGGAAGCGGCCGCAGCTGCTGTTGCTTCACGATTCGCAAATAACGCCTAACACATACATCGCCGACTTCCGGCTCCGGTTCAAAGCAACCGGGCATTTTGGTCCCGTAGCTCAGTTGGTTAGAGCGGGGTTTGTCAGAGTCGGAGGATGCGGGTTCGAGTCCCGCCCCAATTTGGGTAGCTCAATTGGCCGAGCCCGACAAACCCAGGTCGCTGGTTCGAATCCAGCCGGGACCACTGAAGAGTTAGCACTGAACTTAACTATCCAGGAGAAGGAGAGCATTGATGCTCGTTTTGAGTCGCAAGACAAACGAATCCGTGCTGATTGGCGATGGCATCGAAGTCATCGTGATCGGAATTCAAGGCAACCGTGTCCGGCTCGGATTCATTGCGCCGGAATCGCTCAAGATTAATCGAAAGGAGGTCTGGCTTCAGCTTGCGGATGACGCAGCCCGCGACGAGTCGCTTGAACTGTCCGATGCATCTGCTGCATGAATGGAGTCGGCACGATGCCACCGAAAGAGAAGAGTCCGTGGTTGCTTAAGCTGGAACTTATCAAGAGTCTCTCGCTTGTGGCGATCGCGGATGAAATCAATACACGCCGACTGTCGGCGCTGAATGATTTGCTGGCCGATACGACCCGGATCAAGCGAGCGTCCCAGGATCGGCGTAAACGAGAGGGGGGAGGTGATCAATATGGGCGACTGCTCAAACTGGTGGAACAGCAGGGATGGCCGCTCTATCAACTCCCCTCTGACATGCGCGCAGACGCAAACCGGATGAAGCGTTACCTGATCGCTCTGCATTCCCGGCTGGGAAATCAACGATGCAGACAACTCAGCGATGAAGAGATTGCGGAGGAGATGTGCGTATCGCCGCGGACGGCGAGACGCGGTGCCCAGGATTGCCGCGAAGCCTTCCTAGTCGATGTTGCCGAGCACAACCGCGCTCCGGCCAGCGGAGGGGGAAGGGATCTCAATGGCTTTATGATCGTTTGGCCGACACTCGCAGACCTCGCCGAAGGTCCACGAGTGCAAAGCCTGTTCGAACCGTCGCTGCCGGCCGAGATGACCCAGCGCGACGAACGGATTTTGCAACCGGAGAATCCGGTTCGACCATTCGATGATTTTGGCCACAGTGGCGAAACGCATGGCCACAGTGGCGAAACGCATGGCCACAGTGGCGAAACGCATGGCCACAGTGGCCTCGTGCGTAATACCGCGCGTGCGCCATCTCCTCTTTCTCTTTCAAATCTAAATACATCTTCTTCTTTGCATTTGCCTCCTCGAACTTCCAGGAGGAAGGACAAGGAAGAGGAGGATTTGATTTTTTTGAGGAACACAGAATGGAAATTGGCCTATGAAGCATTGAAAACATATCCGGTCGGTGACTCAGCCCGGGCAATCCGGAGTGCACGCTTGCTCGGCTGGACGGCAGAACAAGTGCTTGAATTTATCGCGGAATGCAAGGCCAAGGTGATCAACGGACGGCGAGCCTGGGAACCTGGTCAGGTGTGGTGGCAACTCAAGAACGGTTCTCCAGGGAGTCGCATTTCGATGCAGCCATCCGAGCTGTATCGTCGCGAAAAACGAAACCATGAAATTGCCCTGGAACGGAAACGGCGGGAAGCAAAAGCAGCGGAGGAGACAGCGCCACGTCAGAAGTCCAGTGAAATCGATCCACGCATCGCAGAACAGTTTGAAGCGATGCTGCCTGATCAGATCGCCGAACTCGCCACCGCGGCCGGTCCGTATGTCGCGAAATACTATCGCAACCACGGCCTGACAACGGTGATCCGCCAGGTCCTGCTGGACCAGCTCCAGAGAAACTCACTCTCGATGGAGGCGGAGCCATGAAGCTGCGCACGGGGTTCTACCGGCACTGTGGTTGTCCGCGAACGTTCAACCAGCGGGAATCGGTGCGAAACGGTGTGGCGCATCCTTACCTGGAGTGTCGCACCTGTGCCCGCCACCAGACAGATCGGAAGCGAAAACCGTTTGTGAAACTGACACAGAGGATGCTGTTTCAGTGAAAGGATCAAGGATGGCGACGTGCAAGCAAATGGAGGCGTCCGCGAAAGATGTCTGGAAACGCTATTGGAAAACACGAGCTGTTGCAGACCGCAATGCGCTGGTGGAAATCTATCGTCCGCTCCTGGCCGTCTGGGCACGCAAAATCAATCTGCCCGATTGGGCAGAACTTGATCAGGACGATCTGCAGTCGGCCGGCTGTTTTGGTCTCATCGATGCGATCGGTTCGTTCAAGCCCTCTCGCGGAACGGCATTCTCATCGTTCTGCGGCCTGCGGATTCGTGGCGCAATGTTGGACCACGTGCGGCACATGGACTGGGTCCCGCGGCAAGTGCGGCAGCTGCAAAAACGCGGAGAAGCTGAACCCGTGCGACTCATTCGCCTGCAGCAGTTGCAAGCAAACCGAGAGGATGAAACAGACAGAGAAATGGAGATTGCAGATCCGCGCATCCCGTCGCCAAGTCAGAGAATGGAGAATGAATCCTGGTGGCAGGAGATGCTGCAGCATTGCAACCAACGTGATCGTCTCATGCTCCTTCTGCTGTACAAAGAAGGTCTCAACATGCGTCAGGTCGGCTTGCAATTGCAGATCTCAGAGTCCCGTGTCAGCCAGCTGCACAGCATGCTCCTCGCCCAGGCCCGGACGCGGATCCAGACATCCGATGCAAGCAATTCCTCTTGCCCTTCACCACCACAACAACACTGGAATCATCTCATGAACAAAAAATCTGCCATCACGCTGCCGGCAACAATCCTGCCCAGCGCCGAATCTCCTGATGAGCTGTCTATCGCAACATTTCTGCAACAGCTGAACAGGAATGAAGTCCAGAAACGGATTGAACATCACCGCCGGGAGTTGGCGGCCTGGCAAGAGTTGTTGCTGGTCGTTCAGATCAGGGAGAGCGAAGGATCAGCACGAACCAGGCGGCGGGACACGCCCAATCGGATTGAACAACTGCTTAAGGACAAAGGAGGAATGCGTCCCAAAGAAATTGCAGACAAGCTGGGACTCTCGGCGGCGAATGTGCATGCATGCCTGAAACGAAACGTGGATCGCTTTTCTAAAACATCTGAAGGGTTGTGGGAAGTGGGATGATCATCGATGGGGTAATCGAACTCGATGACGAAGAGTTTGAAGATCACCGGCCTGAGCTGGTGGACCTGGCTCGCGACTATTGGCAGAGGATCGTCAGAGGTCATCCCGAACGAATCGATCTAATGATCGAACTATTGGCTGCAGCCAATGACTTGTGCGGCCTGCAGTTGACTGATCCGGAAGAGGAGTGGGACGCTGCTTATCGAGAATTGCGGCGAGCTCACTGGCTCGTCCGAAGTCGGGACGGCCAGGAACGGGGTGATTACTTTTTCAACGTGCAATTCCGCGCCGCAATTGCACGTTGGGAGAAACACATCGCGGCGGCAGACACGGAGTGAACAATGACAACAGCAACGACATCAGCCCGGCGATCACGCAAGAAATCAGCTACCGATTCGCAGACGATCACGCTGCGGATTGAACCGCGCTTGCGGGTCACGGGATTCGTGATGATCCAGCAGTCCGGAAGCAAATGGGGCACGGCTTATGATGTTCGCGACGCCAAGACGAAGATGTCCTTTTGCCTGGAATTCACTTCCGAAAGCTATGACTTTGCCACGGAAGCGGAAGCCATCCAGGAGGCATTCACGACATTACTGGACTGGTGTGATGACATCATCGAAGAGCATCCCGCGGAGACCGTCCGGATCATGGAGGTCAAGCAGGCACTGACGACGCACCGGCTGCAGTTCCCCACGTCTGATGCAGTTGCTGCCGAGGCGTCTCCTGCGGGAGCGCTGAAACATGTCGAAACGATCAGCGTCAATCCGGAGACCGTGCGGGATCATCCGCACCAGCCGCGTGTCAGCTATGCCGGCATCGTGCAACTGGCGGAATCAATGGCCAGTGTCGGACAATTGGATGATGCCTGGGGCCGCCGGCTGCCGGACGGTTCCATCGAGCTGATCCGCGGCCATCGCCGCAAGAGGGCGGCGATCTTCAAAGGGCTGGACCTGCGGGTCCGGATTGTGGACTGCAGCGATGCCCAGGCTCTGGAGTTGATCGGCGTCGATGATGCGAACTGGCATGAGTTTGATGCTGTAGCCAAGGCTCGGTGGTACCGGTCGATGCTGGACGAACTGCAGATTACGCAGCGGGAACTGGCCACACGGATCGGACGCAGCCAGGCGGATATCGCCAACCATGTGGGAATCTTGTCGCTGCCGGAAGACTGGCAACAGAAGGTGATCACGCAAGAAATCACCGCGACGATGGCCCGGGCGATTGCTCCCTGGTCCGGCCGGCGGGCGGTGCTCAAGAAAATGGAAGAGGCTCTGGCGGAGTGGAAGGAGAACGACGACGAGCCCACGTCGAAAGATTGGGAGCATCGTCTCCGTCATGTCGTGCGAGAGTTGACGCTCCCCTGTGATCTTGACGTCTATTTCAGCGGCAATTATGGGCCCAACGGCAAATGGATGTCCGGAGACTGCCGACTGTCCGTAGATGACATCGAGGCGCATCGTACGGAACTCGACATGGTCGAAGTTCCTTCCCGTTGGAAAGACGATCCCCCCGAACTCCGGGCGTTCAACATATCGCTCTGGCTCAAGCTGCAGGGCGCAGCGGCCGCTCGTCATGAGCAGCAGGCCACATCCGGTTCAACAAGTCGAAAGAAGTCCGCGGCTTCGAAGGCGGACACATCTCCAGAGCAACAAGCTGCCCAGGAAAAGGAGAAACGCCAGCAGCAGGCTAAGCAACTCAAAGAGAAGATTTTCCGTTATCAGATGCGGTGGTATCAGCAACGGATTATCGAAGTTCTCATCCAGGAAGAACAGTCCGATGCGCCGCAACATCGTGAGGTGCTGCAACGCCTGGTGTTGTACTGTTTCATCGGGAACGGTCCCGGTGAGGATGTGGCTCAGGCGGTGAGGGATCAGTTGCCGAAGTCTCGCGGCGGAAGCTGGACTTGCAATCAGGCATGGAAGTTCCTCGAACAGGCGACCGATGCCCTGGCGCTCTCCCGCGCCATTACCGGCACGATCCGGCGGTGGCTGGCGCATGACCTGTTTGCCAGCTATTTCCATCTGGTTCCAGGAGAGATGCCGGCGATTGCCGAATCTTTGGGAGTCAGCTTCGAAACGGAATGGCGGATCGATGAAGAATTTCTTGAGCTGCACACGAAAGATCAACTGAACGCATTGTGCAACGACTGGAAGATTGCCGCAAAGATCCCCATTGCCCGGGCCGCCCTCGGCAAACGCGCCGATCTGATTCAAGCCATCCTCATCGAAGACAAAGACTCTGGACCGCAGTTGCCATTGCCGAAATGCTTTGCCGGTAAATCCAAGGCCAAGGCCAGAAAGGGGGCGAAATGACTGTTCGTAATTGGACGAAATGCCTTTCGCGTGCAAGCCTGAATTGTCACCAGCCGGAAAACCCGTGATTGGATGTGTTGATTCACGGCGGATCCTGCTGTACCTGCTCAATGCCCGGGCAGCTCTGGAAAGAATAACTGGAGATCCCCGCCGATCCACGATCCACGGCTGGGACTGGCTCGAACCGAAGTAACCGTTAACCCAAAGCTATAGCGCAGGCATGATGAGAAAACTTGTCGAATTCTTTGAGCGACTTGGATACGAGTTCAATTGGAACCCGGATGAGATGAAAGTCGAAGTCATGCATCCCGATGAATTAAATGGGATCAGCTGCGGACCACTAGCGGACTCGCAGTATGTTGCCATTCAGCTCCTGCAGCAGTTGCAGGAGTTCGATTCCAAAGAGCACTATTTCAATATCCACAAGTTCATACGAAATCGATATCTGCAGGCTGAGCAGCAGGCGATGGCCAAACTGGTTGGCGGTCCGTTTGACGGCGAAGCAATCCGAGTCTCGACACAGGGGCAAACCCACTGCCGGCAGATCCGCAAGGCGTGGTGGGCTGCCTATATCCAGGAGCATGGCCAGCTGCATGCGACGTTTCGCGGTTACGCGACCTCGGAAGTCAAAGCCAAGACTAAACAGTATTCCAACTTGGGGAATTAGATTTAGATACAGAGCATTGGGGAAAAGACTATTGATGGAACCCTTAGGAGAAGACTGACATGGCTAGCATTGCCGAAGCCAAAGGGCCACTGCGGGCAGCGGTGCAGGCCGTCATGCTCAAGGCCATCGCCGAGCATGGCCGCAACGGGGCCGTCGCATTGACTGGTGTGGCCCCACGCACACTGCTTGGATGGATGCGATTCTGGGGATTCGCTGCAAGAGAAGTACCAGACGTCCCACAGTCCGCGATCGACGAACTGGCATCATTCCTGGAAATCAAAACTCAGATCACTGTCAAAGAGGTCATCCAGGCGGATTGCTCACTCGTGCAAATGATCGAGATACCCGATGAGGTCCGGCAGTCCATCGAGCGGGCGACGGAACTGCTCATTACCGGCAATCATCGTTCTGCATTGAGAACACTTTTGGAAATCGACCTTCCTACTTTTCCGCTGAAACACAATCCAACCACTCAACAGAAAGAACAGGTGATACCATGTCAGTAACGATGACACCACGAATGGAAATGGAACAAGCGCGATTTGAACAATGGGCACTGGTCGAAGTCTTCGGGCATCAGAAATATGCCGGCCTGGTCACGGAGCAGACGATTGGCGGCTGCAACTTCGTGCGAGTGGATGTTCCCGAGACCGCCAGCAACAAGCCCTTCACGAAGCTGTTTGGACAGGGAGCGATCTACGCGCTGACGCCCGTCGAAGAAGACGTCGCCCGGGCCTTGGCGGGCCAGTATGACCAGCGTCCCGTCAGTGTTTATGAATTGCCAGATGAGGTGCGCACGGCCATGAGAAAAATTACCCGGCAGCCGGCAGCAGGTGACAATGACTATGATCTTCCGGACATTTCGACAAACCCGGATCGAGATGGTCGAATCTGCTTTTGATCAGATTGTGGCATATCCAGCGAATTCAAAACCGGCCCATCGAAACCGATGGGCCGGCCGGCAAGGCGACGGTGTTGCAGCGAACCATTCACACGAAAGGCGCTCCGCCACCAATTGCCAGATCACTTCAATGGGAGACCAGATGCCCTTGCAGGCTGGTGGACAGCTTGGCCAGGCACAACTGATTCAGGCTGACGCCTTCCTGCTCCGCTTCCAGCACGCAGGCTGCATGAATGGATTTCGGCAGTCGCACCACGAATGTTCCGCTGGCCTTTTCGGCGGCTCCCGCAATCGCCGGGACTGAGTCCTTCTTCTTGCAGAGAGCATCGACCAGCTCATTCACCGCGGCGAACTCTGATGTCGCGGAGAACTGCACACGGCTGGACTTGTCCGGGAACAATTCCCCGAGCTTGCCGCCGATACCATAAATCGCGTTGTGCAGTTCCATCCAGTCGCTGGCGGTCTCCGCCCGCTTGCGGGCAAACTGCAGCATTTTCTGTGCATTCGTCATGGTCATCTCTCCAAGTTATAAAGAAGGGCGAGCGAGTTGCTCGCCCTTCGGATCGTTCAGCGTCATTCAATTTTCAGAATCTGGACACCATCGTAATACCGCACCTCGAAGAACATGGCGAGTTGCCGCAGCTCGCGGCCGACCTGCATGACAGCCTGGTGGGCTTCTTCCAGTTGATCCTTTTCGCAGACAACCGAGAGGCAGACCACTTCGTCATGGTAGATCTGTCCGTTGTCGATCCAGACTCCCTGCATCGTGCCTTCGGTGGTACATCCACCAAACTGGAGTGCCAGTTTGGTGGCCAGATTCTTGACGTACTCCGTTGAAACCGGCGTCCCATCGTTGAGTGTTGTCGGAATCAGTGTTCGAAATTGCATTGCGTTTCCTTTCGTGGTTTGAGTTCGCTGCAACGACTCAAATAGTATCGTCCGCGATACCGCGATGCAATATCACAGGCAGTACTATTCACGAAGATTTTTCAAGAAAAATGGCAGGGCCGCGGCGTCAGTGAGGCATTTTGCAACGCTGCGAAACGCTACTGGCCGCCCATCGACCAGCCAATAGGCCCCCCCTTCGGGTCCTTTTCGCGCCTCCCTCATGGGGGGACGGCACGCCGAGCCGCACGGTTTTGGTACACACTTTCTTTCGCGCGGGCGGGCGGCGGGAATGCTTGATCACGTGCGTGATCAAGCAGGCACAATGCTGGAACTTATTTCTTCGGCCAGGGGCGGCCACGAGGAGGCATCGTGGCGATGAGATCAGCTCGGCCAATTTTTTTGAGCACGCATTCGCGGATAAACTCCGAGCGCTCTAGATTGTGCTCGTGACAATATGAGTCGATTGCCGTTCTCATTTCTGGTGTCATCACCAGTTCGATCCGTGCTTTAGCCATGATGACCAGCATGCTATTCCCCTCCTTGAGTTCTGGCAATGCTGGGCCGCCGTTTCGAGCGGCGCAACATTGGCGAAGGAAAACAGTCAGTCGCGGCGAACGGGGCCGCCGCAATCGGGGCAGACGTGGTGTGCTGCCCGTGTGTGCCGCGCCGACGCGTCAGGCGCCGGCGGATGCTTGTGGTCTTTACCTTGTGGGCGTCGTCGTGAAATGGTCATGTCTGTTCCTTATTGGGGTTGTCGCAAGGTTGCGGGATCTTTTCACTGGCGGGCCGGAGGACGGTCTCCAGACCCCGAATGTAGTGGCCAAATGTAATGTTGCTCGATGCTGAACTGGGAGACGGGAGCGAATGCCCCAGAATCAATGCTCCAGCTCCGGGGTGTGCCGACTCATAGGCTTCGCCGGCTGCGCGGCGGATGGCCTGGGGCTGCACTTGCGGGACGCCCAGCCGCAGGCACTGCCGCGTCAGTTCCCGGCGCATAATCTGATTGCGTGAGGACGGCATGTTTTTGAGCGTCCCTCAAGGACGCCTTTGCCTCCGTGATTTCAGTGCGGAAGTGGCGTGTATACCCGGGTGCTTCATTCGCGCTGGGGCCAGTCTCTCGCCGAGCCCCGGAGGCTGTTTTATAGACTCTGCGAGTGGCAAATTTCGGATCGGCGGTTCCTATTTTGCGTCCCGCCTCCTCGGCACCGAACGTGCCGTCGTTGGTCTCGACGAGATGTTCTTTGATCTGCAGTGCTGCAATTTCCAGACGGACCTCGGCGATTTTTCTGGCGGATTCCCGCACTTCCGCTGCCAGATAGCGCTCACCGTAAGCTTCCAGATTCTCGCAAAGTGATTCAATTGTGTCGTATCTACGGCACAATTGAGTTCTAAGTCGCAATTGAGTGTCTTCAATCCTCCCTACGAGAGATTTGCTGACGGCAGTTATGATTTGATGCGGGAGAGTGCTCATTATTTAGACCTTTGATTTATTGATTAGGACGATGTTGTTGCCCCGGTCTGCGGACTTCGCCGGGGCTACTTTTGGGCATCATTTCCGACGAGCGAACAGGCTAAAGTTGCCGGCGCCGGTGCGTACGGTTAGAAAATCGCTGTAGTCGCTCCAGCCAATCAGGCCAGAGGTGACGTCGATCGTCACATTTGCGTCTGCCTCAAAGTGCCCGATCGCGTGCCGAATTGGGGCACGCCCTCCCCGAATCTCGTAGAGCCCGTCAATGCAAGATCCATTGGCGGCCAGGTCATAACGATCAACAGCCTGTGCGACGGTGATGGTTTCGTAGGTAATCATTGTTTTTCGCTCCTTGTGTTTTTGTTTTTGACGATTGAGCTTCCACTTGGCCCCGGGAACTACTCTGCGTAATAAATCGTGCCTGGCTCGGCGTTCTGATTAAGTCTGATCAGTTCTTCTCGGATGCGATGCACTTGCTTGTGGCTTCGTGCCGGTCGGACACCGACAACTTCTTTGCGTCCTGTGTTGTGCCACTCTTTGATGATTGTTTGCATTGTGCATTCCTTTTCGTGAGGTTGGATTGCGTCTGGCATGCTCTTATTATACGTACCTTTACAAGGCAGTCAATAAAGGTACGTATAATAATTTTGAGGTTTTCAAAAAAATTTGAAATCGCTCGATCACGCATTATTATGAGTGGGTGAAGAATCACTGCGGAACGATGATCTTCGCAATGTGATCAAGATGCTCATTCGCCGCGAGGATCTCACTGTGTCGCACTTCCCGCTGACGCGCAGCCAGGGATCTCGCGTGCTGCACGGGATGTGTGCCGGCATAGATCACTTCCGGAATACCGGACCGGGTCCAGTAGTTTCGCAGCTTCTCTTGCTGCTGATCGTTGCCGCGGTTCGGGCAGCAGAACGGTGTGCCGACAGCGAGAGCCAGGATCGACATGTGCAGGCTGAGTGTGATGACCGCTTTTGCCCGGGACAGGACGGCGGCAATGAGTTCGGGGCTATGAGTTGCCGGCAAGAGCCAGCCGTGCGACTCCCACGGCGTCCACGTATAAGGGGCGGGCTCGATGGCAATGACCTGCATGTTCCTCGCTCCGTTGGCGAATCCGGAAAGTTCCGGACGTGCGTGGATGACCACGTAATCCCCCAGGTGTTGGAGCAGGCCCCAGCGCGGGACACTGCAGGCGAGTTCCCAGGGGGCTGGCTGGATCAAGGTAGCCGGGCAGGGAACGACATCCACGGGTCGGTCGACCTGGTCCGTGATGCGCTCAGCGGCAACGTGGTCTCTTGCAGAGAGCAGTTGATAATCTTGCAGGTAAGACAGATCGCCTGGTTCGGATCGCACACCCACAGCGTTCAAGATGTGCGACCCCGGGACGCGGTAGATGTGGCCATGCGCATGTTCGCCAACTAGGTCACCACCGCCGATGATTGTCCGGTTGCCCTGGAAGCTCGAGACTCTGCGGACTGGAACGCCCCGTTCCGCCAGTCCATTCGCGGTGGCCAGTGACGTGGCGACATCGCCGGCATTACAACACCACGGGTCGGCACAGAGCAAGTCAGTCATTGTGGCCACGTCCCTTTCGATTTCAGATACCTGATCGCTGCCATTTGCATCACTCTCCGGTCTTGGCCGGATCTTCTGAATGTGGACTTATGATCGTGATCAACGAAGGCATCGCAGGCCAGCAGGAGTTTCCAGCCTTTCGCCCGGGCTCGATGTGCCCAGTCATCATCGGTCCCCAGGCCGTGTGTCAGGTGTTCGTCCAACACCCCGACGTCCGCCAGTGCTTCTTTGCGTTTGAGCTGGCAGAATCCGACCAGCATAGACCTGTTGATCGAAAGCCGTTTGCCGCGGCTCTTCGCCAGGTCCGGGTGACGCTTCACCGATTGAGATCCGCCGTCAGACGTCAGAGGTCCCACGCTGGCCACCTGGGGATCACTGAGGAGATGCCGCATCATCGCGGACAGGCAGCCCTTGTGAATGTAGCAGTCGTTGTTGAGCAAGAGGACATGACCTTTCGCGGCTTTCATCCCCGCATTGGCGGCCAGGCAAAATCCTCGGTTCTCAGGGAATGAAATCGTTCGCAATGGGAGGCTGAGAGAACGAGCCAGACTCTCGACTTGCTCGATCGTGCCCGGCTCGCTGCCGTTGTCGACATAGATCACGTCAAGCGGAAAGACGTCCGCGTTCGTCGCCAGTGCAGTCAGGCAGCGAGAAGTCAGGTCGAAACAGTTCCACGCTGGGATCACCACGCTGAGCGGTTGGGCCAGCCGCATGCTGCCATCGCTGTTGAATCTCAAAAACGGCAGGTTGCTTTTCATCGCTTCAAATGGCGTCACCTGCTCGCCGGAAAACTTGCCGCTTTTGCGATAGTGCTTCCCTTTGCGAATCTGGTTGTTTCCGCCGTGACCGATCGCTGATGTTGTGGCGACGTGCTGGCACAATGATGGATTGGGGTAGTAGACATGCAGCTTCTCGCCTGCCACAGCGTGACCGATCCAGGTATCGACCGCCTTTTTTTTGGTCTCATCTTTAATGGGTGGACCTTTCGCGCAGCCTCGCCAGTTGGTGTGACGGGTGATCATTGCCTCGGCCATCGTCCTGGGATAGACCATCGCGCAAGCCCCCATCAGATACTTGCCACCTTGGCGAGAGAAGCCGGCCGGTTTGTTGACCTCATAGCTGAAGAAATCAGGACTATAGAGTGAGACGGCACCGCATTTGTCAGACGGCCAGAGATCATGTTCCAGGAACAGCCGGGTTTCTCTGGCGACGATCACATCGTCCTGGAAGACGACAATGGCATCAGCATCAGGATTCGCGGTCAGTAGATCTTTGAGCGTTTGCAAATAGTTGTGAAAGCAGCCCAGCTTTTGGGGACGCAGCACCACCGGACAGGACAATCCCGTTACTGGTGTGCCAGGCTCGGCAAACACGGTGGGAGCAAAGCCGGCGGCAATGACTGATCGTACACAGTCTGCCAACGTTGGCTGTGGTCGCGGCGCGGAAGTGATGCCGACTGCAAACTGCGTGACGTGTCGGGCAATGGGGTGCAGAAATCGTGGTGCTGAGTTTGCCGACGACTGTTCGATCTTGATCAGGTCTGGGCAGGTTTCGCACACCCTGAGAGCTGCCCGCACGTCCCGATCTTTAATCTTGCGATGTCTTTGAGCGGCCGCCACACAGCGTCTGTGCAGGCTGCAGGCGTGAATTGCGACGGTTTGTTTCGCCCCACACGTACAGGGCTCGCGATGGATGATCTCGCCCAGATACTGGCACCTGGGCGGAGCTTGAGCATCAATGACTACGTCCTGAGTCGCAGTCGGGCGAGCCGGTTCGCGCCCCGGCTTAAATCGCACTCGCGGCGGCATGGAGTAGCCCTGCGCCGCGAAGAGTCGTCGGTATGCATCGACCCTCGCGTCTGGCAGTTCCGACAATCCTGCCGCAACCTGCAGCATGCGTCCAATGAGTTGTTTCACTTGTGACTATTCCATGAGATTAAATGTGAATGAACGCATGTCAACTGGTCCGCCGCATCCCCAAATTCCAAGATAGGTCGTGTCACCACTCCCCCAGAACGGGGCAGCATCGACGCAGCCAGAGATGATGGCGATCTCGACAGGCAGTATGAATGCTCCATTTGTGCAATAGAACAGCAGGCGACCTATGACATTTTGCTCGTGATAGTCCGTGCAGTAGAACCTGACTATTAATTCGGTGCCGCAATGTGATATTCGGCCTCCATCCCAAACGTGATACAATCCTGCCGGCATACCTGGGAAATACATTTCGCCCGCATATGCCAAGGTTGTGTCGACGTCAGGGATCACATCGCATCCTCCAGCTTGAGGAGGTCCAGGCACCCCGATGAGATGCAGCGTGGCCGGCAGCTTATAGATGCAGCCACAGGAAAAGTCTGGAACTTCCGGCCCGCTAGAGCTTGATCCAGAGCCAGTACTGGACCAAAGCGAACCGGTTGAATCGACTGATCCGCCGACGCTGGCCGAAACCCCGCTGCCGCTGGCAGACCCGGAGCCGCCCGATCCGCTGTCACCCGATCCCGAACCATCACCGGAGCCGGAACCTGAACCGTCGCCTGACCCACCGGATCCCCCAGTTCCAGATCCACCAGAACCACCTGACCCAGAAGCATTCTCGGAACCAGACCCGCCGGTTCCGGATCCATCTTCTGATCCAGAACCGCCGCCTGTTCCCCCAGACCCAGAACCATTTGCCGATCCGGAACCGGCAGGTCCTGTTCCCCCTTCAGTCCCAGATCCGCTTTCAATCGTGTCGAGGCCCGAAGACACATCCGCCGAAGAGACTCCCCCTGAAGACTGCATGTCACCTCCGGAAGATCCTGATGAGGACGCATTGGGGCAGAGCGAGATGACTGTCCAGCAGCTGGAGCTCTCTTCTTCATCGTCCTCAACGGAACGAGTGCGCGTGGCCATGCCTCGAGCGCCAACGAGATCTTCGGTTTCAGCGTCCAAAAGGCAGCCCTGGAAGTCATAAACAGTGATCTCTTTACTCTGGGTACCGCGATCGCTGCGGACCACTTTCGCTTGCCAGCCACCCGCACCGCAGGTCCCTTCCTCTTCGGCTTCTGGAGGCATGGGGGCAATGAGCTCGAACGCAACCAGCGACTCCTGGGACGGCGGCAGAACATAGCGTCCGGTGTGCCGATCACAGATCACGACTTCGAAACAGTTGCGTGCACTGGGCTCCGGCGAGAGGTTATAAATGATCTCTTCGACCGCAGCTCCAGATTCGTCGGTGACCTCGCTGAGTGGGCCGTCGTCATCGGTAATCTGGTAGATTGCCAGCGATCGTTGCCCGGGGATTGTGCTGCCTCCGGATTTGGTGGCGCCCGGCACTTCATCATCACCGATCCAGACAATGTAATTCCGCGTCTGGTCTGGCGGCGCGGATGCCGATCGAGAGGTCAACGATCCTCCCAAAGGAACCGTGTTGAGCAGCTGGCGGAGTCGCGGCAGGTCCGCCTTCTGAAGAATAGGCACAGCCATCAGAAATATGGTCCCAACAACAGAGAATTGAGTTCTCCAGGATAAAGCCGATTAAACTCCAGATAGGTGGGATCTGACGGGCCAACCTGTGCACCATTCAGCGCGAGGTTGCCGGTGGTCGGGTTGCCCCGCTTGTCCTGAAATGGATACACGCCGATGACGGAATGGTCAGAGCCAGGATCGGCGGAGAGTTCATAATATTTGGTGCCGTGGTTGAGCGGCTGGGCTTTCCAGCCGATCAGAGCTCCGGCTTGATTTCGTGCGAAATTAAATTTGATCTGATAGGAGACCTGCCGGTAACGTGCGGAAGCACCATTGGCCAGTGTGACTGTGGTGCCACGGTCAGAAATTTTGGACATCCAGGCGCAGCCGGCCGGAGCGCCCCAGAACGTGGTGATATTGATCCGGTTAATAAAATTCAGAATCACATCGGGACTAAAGAACGGCTCGAACCGCGTGATGGTGAGAATGGGGATGGCGACAGGACCGGTGATGATCAGTGGTTCGCCCACGGCGTTGACGATCGGTTTCCCGGTGACCGCATCACATTCCAGCACCGCGTCCACCATCTCCGCGTCCCATTCCCAGTCGGGCGTGCGGTCTTCCGGATCGAACTCACTTTCGTCGACCTGGTTGACGTCGATCTGTGAATCGAACCGACAGGCGACTTCCCACAGGCTCGCCAGGCTGGCGAGCTCTTTTGGTTCCCGGCTTACACAATAGGCACCGCGCAGCGTCTGCCCGAGCAATGGCAGACCAGTCGTGGCCAGGATATCTTCCTCGGTGACGACATCGCTGGCGATGTCGCTGGCGTCGACCAGGTACGTCAGGCGCAGCCGCTTCTGCACACGTCCCTGGGTAAAGACCTGTTCGGCTCTGAAGTCATCCGCTTTAACATCAATGATGCGAGGCATGAGAGAAGAACACTCAACGGGTTAAACGGGCTCGAATCCGGCAGCAAACTCTTTCATGAAGTCCAGCATGTTCTCCATGCCTTCCGCGGCCTCCACGCCGTTCGACGCGATCTGAGAGAGCAGCGAGATCTGTTTGTTTTCATGAGCCTTCTGTGCGGCCGCCACTGTCCCCCGTTCCAGCGATTCCGGCAGGGACTTGGAAACGAGGCTGGCCATTGCGGGGATCGTGGCGGTCCCCTGACTGAGCTGCTGAATTTGCTCACGGGGCGTAATGGGAGTCTCCGGCAGCCGCGGCCCTTGCCATTGGGCGGGATTCAGGAGAGCCGCCAGTTCCGTGCGGGCTTTTTCTGCAGATGCATCCGCCTCTTTCCGTTCCTCATCGAATTTTTTCGTCAATTTGGCCAATGCCTGGCCCGTGGTATCATCAACCTCATTCTGTTTGTTGGTTCCGATCTGCTGATTCGTGGCGAGTGCATCGACCAGATCGCCACCTTGACCATCCTGGCCGACATGGATGCCCCAAGGATTGTCTTTCCCTCGGCGATCTGGCTCGCGCAGGTCCACGCCCAGCAACATGCGGGCAATTTGTCCTCTTGCCAGCATGGTTCCATCCTTGTCCTTGTCGAGTGCAGCCCATTTAAGCAAGATGCTGGCGATGTCCGTTTGCACTTCGATCGTTTTTTTCTGGATCTTGTTCAGCATGCCCAGCCAGGCTTCAGCCACGGACTTCCTGAAACTGATCCAGATCTTGTGCATGCCCGCAATGGCATCGGCCCAGACCCCGCGCAGCCCGGCCATGGCAATCTTGCTGGCCGCTGACAGGTCCCCGCTCATGATCTTCTCGACAATGCCTCCCCAGGCGGCGAGGAACGTTGAAGACACATTGTTCCAAGCTTCCGACCAGCCATCCGTCAGCTGGAGGCAGACGTAGCCCACTGCGGCAATGAGACCGATCAGGACCCCCAGAGGAGAAAACAGCAATCCAATCAGGTTCGGCAGCAGAATCAAGAGCGGCTTGAGCAACCCCAGGGCCAGGTGGAAAGGTGTCAGGGAAAAGGCAATCAACTTGATGATCGAACCGAGTGTGACGAGGCTGGCTCCCAAAGCCATCACTCCTCCCACGATCAATGCAAAGCTGACGACAAACCGCTGGTTCGCTCCGATCCATTCGGTGGTCGCTGTCAGGATTTCCGCTCCTTTGTCCAAGTAGCTCCCCATCCATTCCAGCGCTTTGCCAATTCCAATTTGGATTCCTTCCAGCGCGCTGGTGAACCGGCGAAAGGCACCGCCAATGCCGGAATCGAAATCCTTGGCGGACTTATTGGCCACGCCGCCCGCATTCTGGATCTGTGTCAACAGTTCCCGAATTCCGCCGGTGTCGCCGGCCAGGGCCGCTCCCCCGGTGATGGACCGAACGCCGAAGAGCTTGTTCAGGATCTCGGCACGCTTCCCGGTTCCCATCGAGGCGGTGGCTTTGTCGACATCATCCAGGATCTCGATCAAATTGCGCAGGTTCCCACCGGCATCCATCGTGGCCACACCGATGGCCGAAAAATCTTTGGGCAAGGCGGCCGCACGGAGCTGCAGGTTCCGGAGGACGGTTCCCGCCATGCTGCCCTGAATCCCGATATTTCCCAGGGCACCGACCAGGGCCAAAGTTTCTTCGAATGACATGTTGAACTGATTGGCGATCGGGCCGGCATATTTGAGGGCTTCGCCGATATCCTGAACCGAATTGAATGTGCCGTTGGCCGCTTCCGTGAGACCATCCGCCACGCGCTGAGTTTCCGTGGCATCCATATTGAACTGACGCAGGCTGGAAGCCACGATGCCGGCGGCGACATCTGTGGGCACATCGGCTGCGCGGGACAGGTCCAAGGTGTGCGGTGTCATGGCCAGCATGTCATCTGCGCTGAATCCAGCCTTCCCCAGCTCCTTCTGCAATGCCGCCACTTCAACGGCCGTGAAGGAGGTTGTGCGGCCCAGCTCTTTCGCCTGGGCGGTGAGAGCCTGGAACTCCGATTCTGTAGATTGCGACACGGCTTTGACGATCCGCATCTGGTCATCGAATTGCTGGTAACTGCGCAGCGACAACGCCATTGGTGCTCCGATGAGAGCTGTCGCCGTCATGATCCGTTTTCCCAGCGATTGCACGTTCGAGGCGAACTTGCCGAGATTCGCCTGGGCGCGGCGGAGGACGCGGGCCGTGTTGTCAATCGCTTCAATGGCGACGAACGCTTTGCCGGCTTTGATGGCGGCTGCACTCATGGGTGCACACTTCCTTCCCAGAGTTCAGGGAATTTTGAACTGATCTGTTTGAGTGCGGGGAGCATGAACGGGCGGGCGGGATAATGCAGCGAGCCAGTCGGTTGTGGGTCACGATTGGGGAGTGCTCCCGATTCGACTTTGCGAATGTAGGCAATCGCCTGCTTTTTGCTGTGAGCACCCGCCTTGGTGGATTGACCACGACCGTTCCGCGCTGTTGGGCCGCGCCGCCGATTTTTCTTTTTCGCGGAGTCCCGCCGTAGCCGCGCCAGAAAGTGGCGATCCCATTCTGAGAGCTGGGAGGCGGAGACGTTTCCCCCTTCCTCGTGCAACTCTGGAACCGTGTACTTGCCGATCTTCTGCCCACCGCCCACTGGACCGACGATCATCGCCTGGTTGTATGGATCCCAGATGTAGAGGATTTTTCGCAGGTTGAAATCATCGGGGGCATGAGTTCGTGGAGGGCGACCTGGCTTTGAAGCGTGGTGTCGTTTTTGGACTCGACGCAGCGACCGCCGCGCATTCTGCCTGGTCATGGCACCGGCGCGGCCCAGGCGATCGAAATCTCTTCCTGCACGTCGCACTGCGGCCTGGATCGCCGCGCGATCGAAAAACTGATCCGTCATTTTGAGCGTGATCTGAGCCGGCATGATCTGATCATTCCCCTCCGACGAAGATCTGTTTCAGCACATGAAAATTCTCTCGGGTAATTTTCAACTTCTCTCCGGAGGAGTGCTGCTGATTCCGCAAAGGGTGAAACGCCTGCATCGGCTTCGCTTTCATCTTTGGCGTCCCTCCCAGGTTGTTATGCACCAGGCCCATCAGGTTGTGGATCACGGAGACAATACTGGCGGTGTGGTCCCAGCGGTCGAGCAAGTTGGTTTCGGCCCGCACATGCAGTTCACGCAGTGAGCAGCGTTTCCAGTCCGTCACGCCGGCATAGGTGGCAAGACGGTAGAGGTCGTTCCACGCTTCACGACGGCCGCGAGGATGTCCTGCTCCAACTGCTCCAGTGCCCGGTCCAGCTCCTGGTCGCTCAGTTTCTCGACCTTGTCCCCCAGCTCGGCCAGCTTCTGATCGGCTTTGAGCAGATGCTTGCTGTGGATTTCGGCGAGGCGGACAAGCGAGGTCCGCAGGTGTGGGAAAAAATCGGCAATCGCCCTCCACAAGGCCTGTTTCGCGGGAGTCAGCACCGCCGGCTTGATCCCTTCACAGAACGCGTCCTGATCCAGTCCCAGCTTCATGGCCTGGGGCTGAATGATGCACCAGATGATCGCGAACTGCAGTGATGTTTTTTGTAGAACCAGCTCGAAGAACTTCGGCGGCGGTTCCAGGAAGGAAATTTCTTCCTCGATCAGTTCGCTGAAATCACAGCTGTCGATCCGCTTGGCGGCGGCCAGCGAAATCTCCAGATCCCACTGCCGGCCGGCCGAATCCTGAAATGTGTATTCCGACAAGATCACTCTCCGTGAGGCAATTCATTCACTGTTATTCACTGTTATTCACTGGGCGACTTATTTTTTCTTGAGCGTTTTGGCGGTCAATGTGACCGCCTCTTCGGTCTCCGGTTCGGCTGGCTCCACGCTGCCGATGGAGGCGACCGAGGATGGACTGACTGTCGGCGCAGCCGGTGCTGCCCCGGAGGGAGGTAATTCGCCAGGTGCCTGCAGATCTTTCATCCGTACGGTGATCTTGGCCTTGGGCCCCAGCTTGGCGATCGCTTTGAGTAGTCGCTGCGCGGCCGGATCGGATCGCCCCCGCAGGGCGGCCCGCACGTCGGCGACACGCATGGTCGCCATCTGTACGCGGACTTCAGAGACGACACTGGAATTTTCGAGTTCGAACATGATCACTCCATTGTGATGGTTGGGATGATGAATTACGGAAGCCGGGGCTGATCACGTGCGTGATCACGTCTCCCCACCGCCCCCCTCGGTGACCACCCACGCCGGTTCCAGCTCTTCCTCTTCCTCGGTGTCATAAAAATAAGTGGGGTCGAACTGGCAATCGTGCGAAGAGACTTCCTCGAGCTGCTGGTTCCAGGGGAACTGGGTGAGCAGACAGGGGAGTTTGAGCCCTTCGCTGCCGGCAGTCGCAGCGGGACCATTGAGGACCCAGACCTCAAGTGGCGTCTGCGCGAAGAACGCCGTCCGCAGGGCGTCGAACTTCGTCGGGCTGAGTTTGTGCCAGAGCTTGAACGTAATGGCCGCCGACAACGTGGTGGCCACTTTCAGGTTCCAGCGACTCTTGCGGCGTTTGAGTTCGGCCAGCGCATATTGCAGATCCGAGACGTTCACATCTTCGCATTCATCGATCAGCGTGAGTGCGGGAGCTCCGCCGGCCACAGCAGTCGCGAAGTAGAGATAGAAGTCACGGCCTGTCCGGGCAATTTCCGTCATGGTCTGCTCCACAAAGTTGGATTAGTGAGTTTCAGTAAACTATGTGGTGCCGCGGCGGTAGTACGCCGTGAACACGCCTTCGAACGTGTGAGCATCCCGCAGTCGGACGAAGTCGTACGGGGTGCGACTGCGATCCTTTAGAGCTTCATTCCGCAGCCAGGTGAGACCGGGCTGGCTGGCAATGCGGGCACATTCCTGGAGCTGCTCCAGCAGGATCACATACATCTGGATCTCCGCATCGTCTTGCGGATCGATCTTGGCTTGCAGGCAGACCTGAACCGGCTGGTCAACCACATGCAGGCGTCCGCGGCTGGAGAGCGATTGATCGGCTCCCAGGCCAATCAACGTCACGCGCGGGGATTCCGCCAGTTCCGGCAATGATATGCGTGGCAGATAAGCCTGTTTCAGTTCGAATCTGACAATGAATGCCAGCAGCTCATGCTCTTCTTCAAACTGGTCATTCAGGCTTTCGAGGTCATTGGATCGCAGATCGATCATGTCAAATAATCGCTGACGAGCATCAACCAGAATGGACATCGCTTCACTCCTTGACAACGCGGGTATGGATGCGGAGGAAGTGCCGGCCGGCCGAGTCATATCGGAAACAAGGCTCCTCCCCCATGCCCATCACCTCCCACCTGCGGATGCCCTGGGTGATGACATCGCCGGGACGCGGCTGTTCAATCAGGTCGATCAATTTGGCAGAGTCTTCAATGAGGGCGTCTTCCGCTTCGGTGGAGAGCATCACGGCCCGTTCACTGAACTCTTCGAATTCGGTCTTGCCCCAGGCGACCTGAATCGCCACGCAAAGATTCTGCTCCCCTTCCTCTCGGGCGGCGCGACGATACACGGCCGCCGCACTGGAGAATCCATGCAGCAATTGCATTCCGGAGCCGAGGAGTTCGTTGAAGCCGTCCATGGGGGAGGGATCAGAGGTCAGGGATCAGGGATTGACGCCGGTAATCAGGCGGCCGCAGGCGGTCTGGATCAGTTTCTGCTGCGTGTCATTCCGGGCGCGAGCGATGTCACCGCGGATCGTCTCATCGCGATAGGTCTCGATCGTGCAACCGATTTCCGATCCATCTTCGGACCAGTGAAACGTGCGACCGATGCAGGGCTCCTCGATGTCGTTCGACGTCGCGAACACCCCGACCATCACGAGGTTCTTGTTCCAGATGGCTCCGAATCCCGCTGCCTGGCCTTCCTTGCTGGTGTTCTTGGTTCCGCCGGCAATCATCACATTCGGAATATCAAACGCCAGGGCCAGCATGGCTGGCGTGACTTTTTCGGGGACAACGTCCCGGATGCCGTGACTGTTGAGTCGTTCTGTCACCTGTTCACAGTTCCGGAGGTGGCGATAGGTCTGCCGCGTGATGATCATGCCATTGGCCCACAGACCGCAGGCCGACCACAAACTCTGGACGGCATTCTCCACGTCCACCAGCGGCGTGCAGGTCCCGTAATTGGCAGGGGTCCAGGCACTGGCCGCGGCGGCATTGGCGAAGGTCCCCGTGTTGAACAGAGCGCCCGCAGCCCGCTTCTCCATATTACGGAGGACCTTGTCGCGAGCACGCCGAGCCGCGATGACTTCGACATCGAAGTAATGGTGATACATCTTTGTCAGACGGTCATCGATCGGGGACTCGTGACCATGCTCGGAGACGGCATAGGACTCATCTTCGAATTCGAAATCGTCACGACTGTAACGAGACTTAGGAGCCCGTTCCGTGCTTGCGTCGCGCAGCAGCTCCTCGACGGGGATCACTCCGAACGTGCCACTTTGTTCCGGTACGTCAAAGACCGGCAGGACCTGCAATGCGATGAAGCCCGCCCGGTCGGCCTCCAGGTTGAAGGCTTCCATGCTGCCACCCAGGTCCGGGCGGAGCGTCGCGAGTGAATTCTTGGAAGTCGGCATGATTTGTCCGTGCAGTTGAAAGGAACAGGGAGGGCGAATGATTCAAGAGGCCGGAGGCATGGGAAACTGGAAGAAACCCAACGCCCCCGGCGCTCACGGAGTGTGTCAGGTCTCTTCTTCGATCGTGGTGACTTGCACCGTCAGCGGCAGAACTTCGATGACGTCACCGTCCGCCGTGGCCTCTTCCAGAGCCGTGCCGACAATGATGGTGCCCTCGTCGTCAATTTTTCCGGACGCAGCGGCATAGACGTCGGCCCCTTCGGCGATGGCCCCGGCTGCCACCATTTTGCGGGTGCCTGGTGCGTTGCGGAGCCGCACGGCATGCAAATTGCCATCGGCATAGGCACGTCCTTCCACAGTGCCAATGTCGATGTCGGCCGCTCCCGCGAGGGCTGTTTTTCCGGAAGTGAGTTTCACCCGCAGATGGGGAGCCAGGGCCGCGCTGGCGGTGAACGTGCGGGTGGGGCCATCGGTATATTGAGACATGGCGGAACCAAAGGAAAAGAGGTGAAGGAACAGAGGTCAGGACATCGTGGCTCTTACTTGCGGCGATGTTGTTTGTTGTGTTCCTGGAGGAACCGTTGATGACGATCCTTGTCTTCGACCACCGTTTTCGAAATCGCGTCCTGACGGGACATGCCACGTGCCTGTTTCTGATCGACAGCAGCCCAGAACTCTTCCGTGGCCGATCCTTCGGCTTGAGTTCCGTTGCTGCTGCCGGTGATCAGAGGATCGACGCCGGGAGCCGAGGCGGCATTTGATTTCGTTTTGATCTGCAGGTCTTTGACCTCTTGCTCGCGAGCATCGAGACGGGCTTTCAATGTTTCGGCCCAATTCTTCTGGATCGTGTCCAGATCCGCATTGCGTTCGAGCTGGTCGACGGCAAAGCGGGTATCATCTCCGGAGTTCCGATCGAAGCCGGCGCAGGCCGCAATGACGGCGGCCATGGTCAGGAAAGTTGTGGTCTCAGGCATGGAGTTCGTCCGTTCGGTTTTAGGGTGAGAAATTGCCTTGCGGCCGGCGGAGCGTTTTCGGGATTGATCCGCCAGTTGCGAAAGTGTCTGGTCGAAGGACTGAATCCCGTCAATCAACCCCATCGCGAGTGCGTCGTTGGCTGGCCAGACGCGACCGGTGGCCCAGTTCGTCGCCACGTGGTCGACCTTTTGTTTGCGGCCTCGCGCCACCGCGGCATTGAATTCGGTTTGATGCTGATCGACCAGGCTCTGCAGGTATGCCTGCTGCTCTTCCGTGACTGGCATGCCTTCGAATCCGGTCCCTTTGAGCTGTCCGGACTTGATCACCACCGGCTTGATCCCCTTCTGGCTGGCCAAACCAGAAAGGTCATAGAGTCCCATTAATGTGCCGATGCTGCCGACCAGCGCGGAGGGCTCATTGGCGAAAATCTGGTCGCATTCCACTAGCACGCGATATGCGGCCGACGCTCCCAGATCTTCAATGAATCCACAGACCGGCTTGGACTCATTCGCCTGGCGGACATCCATCGCCAAGTCATGCGTGCCCGAGACAGTCCCCCCCGGTGAATCAAACTTGAGCAGAATTCCCACCACTTCGGGATTGCCGACTGCGTTGCGGATCTCCCGGCGGGCGCGAATCGTGGACCCGCCCTGAGACAGAGAACTGCCTCGTTTCGTCATCGCCCCATCGATGGAGATGACGGCAATGGCTCCGCCGCTGGAGCTTCCGGCGACTTCATCGGCGGCGACAATCCGGCTTTCCAGCTTGTCGATCCGTGTTTCGGAATTCAGGACCAGATGCGTAGTCCAGTTGAGCTGCTGAATGTGTTGCAAGAGCTGGAGTGCATGGGTTTCGTCGATCGACCACAGTCCCATGAATTGAGACAGGTCGACCGGGGAATGCTCCAGCGGTGAGAGATCCAGTTGCAGCGGTGTGTCAGCCATAGGAGGCGACTTTAGAACGTCGCGGACTCGATCAGGCTGAAAATCCGGTTCGGAAAATCGGATTGATCAGCCGTTTGCACCGATCGCTTTGATGACCTGCAGTTCGAATCCGGTGAACTCCCGGATGTCTCCGGATGCAAATCGGACTTCTACACGAGCTCGGTAATGGCCGGGCGTCCATCGCGCGGTCTGCGCCGAGGTGCGTTCAAATCGCAGCAACTTCACATCGGTTGGCTGGACGATTTCACCCTCGAATTCAATCGGCGGCACTGCTGAATCCGGCAGCAATGCAGCACAAAAGTAAGCCGAGTCTCCGTCAGTCAAATCCGGAAAGTCGATCCTGGAAAATTTGAGGGCACTCCCCAGCGAGTCGAGGTAGGCGTCTCGCTGGAGGATTTTCAGCCTGTTCCCAATGACTACACCGCAATCGAAGACGACAATTTTTCGCTGGCCCACCAATTGAGCCAGCGCGGCAGGCGTGAAGCTGGCGACAGCAACTGAAATACCATCGCCCATTGCCTCGCCAATGGCTCCGCTCAGTTCCTCCGGATTCACTTCAGCTGTGACGTTGAAGTCAAACTTCGTGAGCGTCCGCTGGCCTGCGGACCAGATCGCACTGGCAATCGCATTGGCCGTCGGGCCGGCAGCGGGGATTTCAGCAGCCGGATCATCGATCCGATAGACGCCGCTATCATTCGCAACTTTCACGCTGCCGGTATAAATAATATCATCATCCGCATCATAAATCTGGGCGAGATACCAGCCCGCCAATGCTTGCGATACGCTGGCTGCATAGCGGAGTCCGGCACCTTCCGCGAGCGATGTTCCACCACTATTTGCAATTGCACCGGCGGCATCACGCAAAATGAGCGTTAATGATTCCCCTGGCGTGTCGTGATAAAAAACAACGGTGCAGCTCATGATGCGACTCTTCCACTTCCAGCAATAGCGTGAATTTTGAACTGCTTGCCATTCGAGGTGACGATCCGCAGGGCGAGTGATTGCCCCGAGGGTTGTCCGGAAACGTCAATTTCCGTTGCCCGCCACAATTTTAATGTCCCAAGATTGCCAAGCTGCTCGAGGTTCCCCTGTTGCCAGGTATTCCCCCCGTCGCGAGAAGCATAGAGCCGCACATCAGATCCTAATGCCTCGATTTCATTCACCAGGAAATGAGCATCAACCAGTGCCGGTTCGATATTCAATGTCTGGCCCGTAATCCTCAGATCGAGGTCATCATCTCCGTCATAAAGCACCCTAGTGGGGAAGAGTGACCCTGTGTCTGCCGTAAATCCGCTCACACTACTAGTAGTGACATCTCCAGCAATAAATGATCGCAGCTTGGGTGGGCCAATCGATACAGTCCCGGGATTCCCCGCAGAAGGATAATAATAGGCAATACGATAAGTTCCGGCACCGGGTACGGCATAGGGAGCATCTAATAATACCCTATTCCATCCGGATGCTACAGTTGAAACAGTTTGCTCCGTCACGTACGAGTAATTTGACGAAGAGTTCTCTAGCAAGATTTTTAATTTCAAATTTACCAATCCTACTGGAGTGTAGAAATAGATTTGCGTTAGATTCGCACTATTAGTAAGACTATAACTTCTATTAACGTTTGTGTACGCTGGGGGAACTGAGGCAGTTGCCCCCGTTGTCGAGGCGGGTAAGAACCTAACAACTCCGCTTTCACTGATGTCAACATCCACAGAATTTACTGTGTCAATAATTGTTTTCGACGTAAAGTTGTTAGCAAAACCGTTCAGGCTATAGAACGGAGCAGCCAGAAATTTCGAGATCTGCATGTCACGTTGTGCAAAGTCGGCGATCGGTGACATCTCTGGCAGCTGAAATGCTGAAACTTTACCGTCTACCAAATCCGCCTTCGCAGACAGAATATCTGCCAGACCTGCAATATTGTCATGGCTCAGTGAGTCCTGAACAGCGAGTTCGCCCAGACCGAGATTATTTCGAGCTGTTGCAGCATCATGCAGGTCCGACAAGTCTGCTGAAACCTTTAATTGAGCGTCATTGCTGACATTGCTCAATCCAATTTGTGACTGAGTGACATTGTGCGGGTTACTGGTATCTCCAGCATGGCTTGAGAGTGCTGATGCCGTCGCAGCTCCCACATCGCTGGCTGCCAAAACAACTGTTCCCGTCTGCCCGTTGACCGATTGCACGCTGACGGAGGGCAAAGCCACCTGCAGCCAGTTCTCGGCATCAGTCGGATCGTCTGTCGTGAGCCAGACTGCAGACTGCAGGTCTGTGCGGTAACAATAATCGCCCCGCTGACCAGACAGAGCTGTCATCGACGATTCATTCTCGACTGAGCCAAGAAATTCGCTAATAGCGATGGCAGGTATCTGCGCGGTCGGGATCACTCCGCTAACGAGATCCGCCTTGGCTGCTAATGCATTATCAACAGCAATGTTAAGGGCGTATTGCTGATGAGGATTTGGCTCAGCGACGTGACTGTCAACGGCAGCTGCTGCTGTGCCAGCCGCTTCGGCTCCGAGGCTTTGCAGCGTGACCCCCAGATAGACATGCTTGCCAGTCTCTGCATCCCAGGCAATCACGTCACCATGAGATCGGGCTGAATCGTTGACGTCACGGAGTTTCGAAAGTTTCGGGCGAGAATAACCGTTCATAAATTCTTCCCTTTCTCGTTGCCCCAGGCCAGCGTTGCCGCCACGGTGTCCGCGGTTGGCAATCGCAAGATTTCCCGCCAGTCGAGTTTGGCATTACTGAATTCGGCATTGATCAGACCGGCTTCCAGCAGTGCCTTGCGGATGATGTTGGCATTGTCCGCCACGATCTCGGAGCTGATTGTCTCCCAATCCCGGCCGCGGGCTGCCTGCAGTCGGCGCTTGCTGTTGAGCAGCTTCGTATCCTGCAGTTCATCCGCAGCGGCGTCCTTCAGGGGTTCAAGATATGGCCAGCTGGGAGGATTCCAGGTGTGATTGAACAGTCTGATGTCCGAGCGGCTGACCATCCGGGCGAGGACCGCATCCGTTGCCATCCACTGCCGCAGTTTCCATTCATAGACAGGCGTGTGGAAAACCTGGATGAACCATTGTTGGATTTGCCGCCAGCGTTGCCGCGCCTGGTCCATCGCGCCGCGCCAGCCCGAAAAATTGGTCTCACTCGGATCGAGCAACAGGACCGCCACCGGCAGATCCAGGTTAATGGCGATGAATGTGAGAATCAGCATCGTGTGGTCGCGGAAATTCGGTCCGGGCACATCGGCCGAAAACATCGAGAGCTTCTCACCTTTCTCGCCAGCCACATCAAGGCCGGCCGCCAGTCCTTCGATGGCCCGCGTGTACCCATGAGTCTCTTCCTCGGATGGCTCACCGAGATGACTCGGCCGGGCCGGCGGCTCCCAGATCTCTCCCCGTTCGCGCACGATGGCAATCAGCGCACCAATCTGTTGCTTCACGAGATTGGCGAACTGAATATCATCATGCGCGCCGATCGTGAACGAGGTCGGAGCAAAGCAAGTGATTCCACGGCGCTGAGAGAACCGGTAAGGTTCATAAATATGGAGCACCTGGCGATGCCCGTCCGTATCCCGGGCTTTGTATCGGGCCACATCCGAGACGCGGGAGAGCGGCTGGTTCAGCCCCAGGTCATCTTTCGTGATCCAATACTCTTCCCGCCTGGCTCGCTCGGAGAGCAGGACTCCATGCACCACATTGCGAGTGGTTCCAGAGGGAGTCCGCACGCGATGCGATTCCACCGGTTGCAACGATCCCTCGCGCAGCGGGAGGAAAAAACAGTCTCCATCCGTGATGACCTGGTCGATCGTCAGGCGCTCGAGCTGCTGAAACGTCAATTCCTGCTCGGAGTGACACTGGTCCGGATGCTCCGACCAGTCAATCCAGCGGTCGGTCAGATCTTTGTCGAGCTCCTTATCACCTGTATCAACATCCAGATTGAAGCCATCTTGGATGATGTTTGACACCAGCCGACGGACGCCCTGCCCCACAACAGGATCTTCCCGCCGATAGAACCTGGCCCGTTCGAGCATGTGGAGCCATTGGCGTTCGTTCCGGTAATGATAGTCCGCACCGGATCCGCTGGGACGCACCCCCTTCAGCCGAGAGTGAAACCGCGAATCCTCACCCATTCGGAAATCGGATCGGAGATCATTCCAGGCTTGCTGGAAATCCAGACGGGTGTGTGATGAGCGATGGCGCGACATGTGGAATCCTAGTTGTCAGTCGCGGCTGTGTCCCAGGTCGAAACACCGCGATCCGCCCCGCGCGGTCGATCGCCGCGCATCGATCCAGGACTGGGCGCGATCCAGTTCCCGGCGAATGAGATCGGCGTTGGTTTCGATCTGTTGGCCATCATTGCCGGCCCGCTTCGGCAGTCGCCGGAGCAGGATCCGGCAGGCGGCGACGAACATCTGGGCCTGCGAGACGGAACCATTCAGGTCATAAGCGGCATTGTCATCGTAAGCAGCGAAGACATCTGCATTCGTCGACTGACTGTTGAGCATCACATCTTCCCACTGGAAAAAACGCACTCTATGAAATGTGCAGCACACGGGAACGCGGAATCCGCTTCGGAAAACCGGATTGATCACATGCGTGATCAGGCTTGAGCGTCGAAGTCTTCCGGCATGGGGAGTTGATCGATCAGCCAGCGGAGCGCATCGGGTGCCCGCTGAATCTCTTCCCCCTGGTGCATGAGTGAATACATCAGGGCGGTTATCTTGCGGGACTGGTCCGCGGTGAGCCGCATCTCAATGTGCCGCGCGCCGTAAAATGTGATCGGCGGAGTCAGCAGCACCGGCAATGCCAGCACGGTGCCGGAATCGGGATTTGGTGATGAAACCGCTGCGGGCTGCTCTCCGGTGCCTTCGCTTGCCGGCGGCACTTTCGTGGCTTTGGATTTCGTAGCTTTGGGCGATGTCGGCATGATTGACTCCGTGCATTGTTGTTGCGATGAGTTATCGACGAGTGATAAAAAAGGATCGACCATCAGGGAGTGGGGTGGCGCGGACGCGAGCCCGAGCACGTGGGGCAACAGGAGTCGGTACAGCATCCTTTCCGCCGATCCGAGCCCCCAGCATCGACGCCGCCACGCAGTTCCCGACGAAGCCATCCCACCAGTGGTTTTCCGTCTCGCCCGGACGCTTATCCCAGGCGTTGACTTTCGTGTCGCCTTCGAGTTGTCGCGCCTGTTCGGCCGCCAGTTGCCGCGCCAGAAACTCGTGATTCAGGCCACGATGGGCTTTGGAGCCGACCAGGGAGACACAGCCCGGATCACCGATTGCCGTCAGCAAACGCCGCGCGGCGAAGTCCTTCCACGCGTAAGTGTCGATCAGGCAGTGCCGTCCCCTGTATTGGCCTCTGTAAGGTTTGCGGACGAGCCAGCCGTCGCCGTGCAGTTCACCGGCGCGGGGCTTCCACTGGGCGAACGGCATCTGATTCGGTCCGATCTGTCGCCCCACCGATGGCAGCAGCCGCTGATCGTTTCGCGAATCGATCCATTTTTTGATGGTTCCGCCCATATATCCTGTATCGATGAGAATTTTTTCCGCTGACAGTTTCAGGCTGTCTTTTCGACTGAACTGCTTTTCCAGCATGACATTGGCAAGTGCGTCCAGGCCCGCGGTCAAGGCGCCGTCCTGGCCAGTGCCGGGATGCTTCTCTTTAAGTGTCGGCCGAAAACTCCCCACGTAATAGGTCAGGCGGGATGTTTCCGGCCAGGAACCATAGGCCAGAATCGTCCCGGTGAAATCGGGAGCCCAGCTGCAGAGCATCCACATCAGCACGCGATCGTGACAATCGATAAAACCTGTCACCCATTGTGTGTCCGGAGGCAGCACGCCGGGAGCATATCCGGAGTACTTCGAATTAATGACACTGGCATCCAGATGCAGATCCTCGGAAGTCGTCGGATCGGAGGGGGAGCCAGGCGTCATCAGCCAGTTCTGGTATTCGGAAAAAAATCCAACCGGGTCCCGGAAATAGAATTCCATCGCCTGGTGCAGCGCGGAAACGTGATAAGGCAGCTTCCGCGCATCCCAGGAGACCGCCCCATCGGTGTGCGCCTCCGCATAGATTTTCTTGAGGAAGTCCGTCGCTTCGGGAGCCGGATCATCTTCATCGCTGTTGAGGTCGTCATCCTTCCTCAAGACTTTCCGGCGAAGTTCATCCCATTCTTCCCACAAGTCCATCCGCGTTGGCCAGCGAATGATCATGGCGGTGCGGTGTCCCTTCCATTCCGGATGTTTCTCCCGGTCCAGCATCCGGTCCGCCATGTCACCGCGCTGGATCACCGTGCAGGGCATGATCACGGAAATCTTTTGTCCCGGTCCCGCCATCCCCAGCACGGCGGAGGAAATCAGACGTTCCCGCTTCGCGGACTGCGTTGCACTTTCCGCGGATTCATCCGTCTGCGGATCGTCGAGGATCACCAGTGAGGGGCGATGCACTTTGTTGTCACGGGTGCGGAACTTCGATCCGCGAATCGTCCCCGCTCCCAGGCCGCCTCCACCGATGATGGCGCCGCTGGCGGGAGAGCCCGCGACGGTCGGGAGAATCAGCCGGCGACCTGACCACTGGATCGCCGTCCGTTCGCCATTGAGGGTCTGGCCCTTGGCTTTCTGGGCAATCCCTTCCAGGCACTGGATCGGATAGCAGACTTCGGGGAAGTCTTCCAGGAGGAGCTCGTTGCTCTCCAGCGCCGTCTTCATCGAGTCGAGCGCTTCATCCCGATATTTCTCGAATGTGCTGCAAATCAACATCACATAGTGATGATGACCGTAAAGCACGGCCCACAGGACAGCCGCTTCACACAGGCAGGACTTTCCATTTCCGCGCGGCATCGCCACGGCGAACAGGCCGCCATGCAAGACGCAACGTTCGATCCGCTGAATCACCAGCAGTTGTTCGGGAGACCAGCCGAGAAAAAAGATGTCCGGGAAATAGGATTCGCAGAACAACCGAAAGTTGTGCCGACAGGCCTCCTTTCGCGCGGGATCGACAACATCCGGAAGGGGACCAATTTCCCGCCCGGCCCCGCTGATTGACGCCTGGCGTTTGCGAGTCCGTTCCTTGTGCCGTTCATACTTCTCAGCATCGGCAACCAGTTTGGCTGCATCGAACAGGAGCTGCGGATCCGGTTCATCAGCAACAGGCGTTTTCTGGCGACGTTTTCCAGACAGGTCGACCTTCTTTGGCTTGGTACCGGATCGAGCCTTCTTTTTGACAGCCTTCTTACGGACCGGTCGCGTGGCTGCGCGAGTTGAATTCCGCGCAGCAGCTTTCTTCACAGCTCGTTTTTTGAGAGCGACCATGGGCACAAGCCAGAGCAACTTGCTTTATGCGGCGGACGTTTCCAGGCGATCCGGCGCGGCATAAGGCTTGACCGCATAGGTCTCGCCGGCAGCAACCACGGTCAGACCGGTCGGCAGGTCTTTCTTCTTCAGCTTGCCGCTCCTGAAACGCTTCTGGATTGCGGAAAGATCCAGCTCGAACTTCAGCCGCAACCAGCCTTCCAGGCCGGTCTGTTCTAGGAGCCCATTGAGCAGATCCATCAACTTCTTGCGTTTCGCCAGCTTGTCGGCGACTTCCGCCGCCTTGACGGATTCTGCCAGGGCGACCGCGGCTGACTTCGACTTGTAGGAGACTTCTCCACAGGGGAACCGGGCTGTCTGAGTGTCGCCGAAGATGTCCTGTTTTGCTTTGGGCAGATAGGATTCAATCGCGGCAATGAGGGTTGATCGATATGTATCGGAGGGCGTGAGCACGCCGTCGACGTCCATCTGCAGTTCGGCGGCGCAGGCTTCATTGAGCTGATCGGTTTGCACTTTGCGATGGGCTTCGACCGCCTGCGTGCGGGCATCGATCGAGCCGATCACAGCCACGGCCGCTGCCAGGTCCGCGGGAGTCTTCAGCCTGGGTTTGGCCCCGAACGTGGAAGCCGTGAAATTCGGGAATGCGTGTTTCACCATGTTCGTCATCCTTGACTGGTGCTTGACTGGTGGTGGAGGCCGCCGATTCATTCGGCGGCGGGATCGAAAAAAAGTTGCCGCAGGATCCACTTGATGATCCAGCTCAGCAGCCAACTGGTAATCAGCGGGAACGCCCCTCGAACATCCTGCTCGATCTGCGTTTCCCCTTTACGCTGCCGGCCGGCCTGCAGTGCGGTGAGTTCGCCGTTGACATATTGCTCCGCCCAAGCCTTCACCTGGGATCGCGTGGGACGTTTACGGCGATGACTCATGAGGGGCTCACTTACTTGAAAAACGGCAACTTGTCGAATCTCGCTTTGAAGTCGGCCGCCGTCTGATTGGCGGCGCGAATCTGCTGCAGGAACTCAGGAACCTGCCGGGCCACCGGCGCGAGAATCAGGCACAGCCAGATCACCGCACCGGCCAGTGCGGCCCGGATCAACATCGAGATGGGAGGCTCTTGTTGCATCGCTAGTTTACCTGGCCAGTGTCGGTTGTGGTTCGTCCGCTGCTCCCAGCGGAGAGCCAATCGGATGGCCGGGACGCACGACGCGCAAACTGGACCGGCAGTTCTCGAGAGATTCCGCCAATGTAGCTGCGCGGGCCTTGGTGTCCGCCAGCTCCTGACGAATCACTTCGTCCTGACTGACATGCCGGGCGGCCTGCCAGGCGATCACGCCGGTGATCACGGCTGCAGCGACAACGAAAAAAACGGTTCGAGGCTCATTCATGGTGTCGAACTCCAAAGGTCAAGGTGCAAGGGGTGGGGAGGTTTCGATTTCGACTTCGCCGCAACGGGGGCAATGCATTTCCGGGTCCTATCAGCGAAACAGTCGGAACAGCCGGCCACGCGGGCGGCAGACTCCACGCCGGCAGAACCTGGTCGCTGGCGCGTAGGATTGCTGTGGAACGTTGTTCACAGAACAGGACGGTGCCGCACAACTGGGGGCCTGGTCCCGGGCCGGCTCCGGAGGATCGAATGCCAGGGCATCCGCGTTGAACGTTGCGGCCCGGGGAACGTGCTGAGCGAAGACGGTGGCTGCACACATCTTGGCCACGTTGGCATTGGTCTGGTCCGATCCGGAGATGATCCCGATCAGGCTGCCATCTTCTCCGACGATCGCGCCTCCCGAGTCGCCTTGCCGCGTCCCCGGAAACTGGGGATCCAGCGAGACGGTGCGATCCGCCGTGACAAATCCGGTCTGCACCTGGTTGGTGCGCAGTCCGTACAGCCGGGCGGGCTCGAAGTACTCCGGCTCACGGATCGAAAGATAGGGGAGCTGCACTCCGGAAATGGAAAGGAACGCCGCGTCCCGCAGCCGGTTGTCAGCCCCAGGTATCGGTGTGATTCGGGCCAGATACTGTTGGCCGTTGACGGTCACACGGCATTGCGAGCCAGCCCGCTCCACCACATGCTGCGCGGTCACGAGCGTGGTGGGCCCAATGGCGACCGCCGATCCCCCATCCCCATTCGCACATTGAACGGGGAAGACGGCCTGGGTGAATGAATGATCGACCGCTGCGGCCGGAGCGATGCCGGCCACTGGCTCAGGCGGTGCCGGCAATTCTTCGACCTCCGGAAACGCCGGAGCATCGGAGTCCGCATCCGGCTCGATGTCCGGAGCGGGAGCCGCTGCGGCAACGGACTGGGAGGATACATCTGCCGGCGCTCCCAGCAGTTCCCCCACAATTCCCACGTCGCCAAAGTCGGTTGGCACCACGGCGGAAATCTCCGGCGTCTGCGGAGTCGCGGAGACATTGGGATCGGGGGCAGCCAGGGCCAGGAGGCCGATGACGCCCAGGAGCAGCAGATGGAGACGATTGGGTTGCATGATGATTGTCCTTTCCAAAGTTGATTTCGCGCGTGATCAGCCAGCCAGGCGGTACTCGCGTGTCCGCGAATCCGCCGTTTCATCGCGAGGCAGAACGCTGATCGGATAGAACATGTCGCCCCTGGCTTTCTCCGGTGTGAGGACGCCATAGCCGTTGTCTCCCCATCGCGTGCCCCACGAATTGCGGAACACGAACCCGATCACTCCGCCTGCCAGCAGAACGACGTCGATGATCGTGACCTGGTGCCCCCACCAGTTCAGTCCGATCGTGACGGGGATGTTGAGCAGAACAGCCGTGGCCAATTGATTGAGATCACCACGAGGCAGCTCGCCCCACTGTTCGAGCCGGTGACGTTTGCAGGATTCCAGCACGGCCGGCGTGCGCAATCGCAAATTGATCTGATGTTCCCGCCATTCGGACTCCAGGCAGGTGCCATGCTGCGCAAGAAACTCGATGGCCTCGGCACCGTATCCTCCGCGGTTCCGTCCTCCGGTGATCATCGTGCCGGCGGCCGTCGCGGAGAGAGCCACATATCCATCCCCTTGCGTCGCTGACATGATCTGCTGCGTGTCCACTGTCGAGTAAATCCAGCAGTAAAGAATCGGCCCTTGATCTTTGACGGGAATGTTCATCCCCTGGGGCCCGAGGATGTGCCGGAGTCCTGATCGCTCTTCATCCCGTTGCTTGATCTGAGCAATGATCTCTGACTTGGAAAACGGCTTGAGCGGTCGCAATGCGGCAAATCCACAGTTTCCATCGGGATGCCGCTGCTGGTCACGAGGCAGCATCGCACAACGGCGCACGATGCCATCGACTCTGGGATCGATGAACTTGTGAGCGTTGTTGTGGTCGATAATCGGCATGATGCCGATGGGCGAACAGTAAGGCATCAGTACGACTCCACCAGCGTTTTAAATTCGGAGAGCGATTTGGGAGCTGCCTGCGAAGTCCCATTGCCGTCGTGATCCAGCACGATCCAGGGAAGGGATTCCCGGGGTAGTTGCATTGCTTTTTGGACCCAGTCCTCTTTCGCGGCGACATCTTGTTTCTGGTCATACATGTATTTGGGATGCCCCCCTTTGGACTGAATCAACTTGTCGATCTCGACCGACATCAATCCGCTGAGTTGCCCGGCCGGCAGGTCGCGACGTGCCAGACGATCTTCCACAATCAGCACGTGCAGACCTTTGCCGGGGCAGGGCGAACGGGCGATGATTGTCTGCTCTGGCAGCCACCAGAGCAGAGCAATCGCAATCAGACAAATGAGGCGATCCTGTTTCACGTGGACTCCTGGGACTGAACCTTCTTCCGCAGATCCTTCACTTCCGCGAGGAGTCGTTCCTGGAACTCCTGGCCGGCCTGCTCGATGTCGAGCCCTTTTTCCACCCAGCTCATGAGCAATTGTGGTTCGGCATCCGGGAATGCTTTGCGCAAGTCTGCACAGCGGCGTTTCACGATCAGGCTTTCATTGAGCGCCTGTGTGGGCGGCGACCCGTTGAACGTCTGGGCCATCGCAGTTCCGAGCAGCCAGTTCCGCAACTGCTGCGTGGCCGTGGGCGCGAATGTCGAGAGCACGAGATACGCCGTCAAGGCGGCGATGGCCCAGCCGTTCATCGTCGTAGGCCATTGCAGATTGAGGCCGTTAGCCAGCAGCATTTGCATCATTGGTTCCTTCGTTTTTCTGAGATGGATCTTCCGCACCACGGTGCTTGCGGACGCGCTGCATCACATAAGCCACGGCCAGGAACGTGAGAATCTTCACGGTCATTGTCGTGGCTTGCTTGGCCTGCAGCGTAAGTTCGGGAATCAGGCTGTCGGAGACGTTCAGGATGAGTGAGTCAAGAAATTCCCCGACGTCAGTGAAAAACTCCGTCAGCGAGAGTCCGATCCCCACGCACCAGACCCACAGGCGGTCCCGCCAGTCGAGGGCACCTTTGGGCGATGTCACTTTCGCAGTGCTGGCCAGCAATTGGAGATGACGTTTCATGAGGCATCTCCTTGTTGATGAACACGCGAGAGCAGCGCAGCGCGAGACCGCTGACATTCCTCAAAAGCCATGCGGTAATAATTGGCAATCCGCTCGAACTCCTCAGCGCGCGCCTTGAACTCGGCGACAAGTTCCCACAACTCGTCCGTGACAGCCTTAAAGTCACGACGATCGTCCGGACGCGAAGATGGCCCGATCCGGATATTCGCTAGAAGATGTCGAATCCATTCCACGTTGTCTGCCTCCCATCCTGGGGGCGATCACTGGCCTTGCCAGCATTGTCCGATCGATGAAAAATGTCTCGACGCGTTGTCCTCGCATCCGTGCGACGTGCCGAGACCGAATCCCTTCACAGGTCACCACACGTCCCGAACAACCCAGTGTCAAGAGGAAACGCGATGCCGCGCCGCATTCCGGGCTCAAAACGCCGCTATGTCGATGTCCAGCTGCACGATGCCGAATATTCCGCGATCCAGGCCGCGGCCGCCCGCCGGAAAATCTCGATGGCAGCCTGCCTGCGTTCCATGCTTGAGCGCCCGTTGAAATCGCTCCTCACCCGCCAGCAGCGGGGAACGAAATCCAATTAA